ATCGGGATCGATGCCCTTCATGGGCTGGGAAATGACTGCGTACTTGGTGGACATTGTGGTCTCCTTTTTTGGGGGGTATGCGTTGTTTTTACACATGTCACGGGTGTGTGATGCGTAGTGGGCCAGGCAGGACTCGAACCTGCGGTGTGTCGTTAACTGTGACCGATTTACAGTCGGCTCCCTTCGCCGCTCGGGGCACTGACCCTTTTATCCCCCTTTTTTGGGAGGGGGATATAGACTATGGCCACCATACGGGGGTGATAATAAACGTATGGTGGCCTTTGGCTGGAAGCAATAATCAGCCGCGAGTAGTCACCCGCAATACAAGTGTGCTTGTTCTTGTATCGTCGGAATGGCGGGATTCGAACCCGCGACCCCCTGCTCCCAAAGCAGGTGCGCTACCAAGCTGCGCCACATTCCGTGCTGTTGTATGTTGTGTTGCAGGTTTGCTCTCCAGGCTCCAGATCACCTCTGTTAGTAGATAGGCCCGAAGAGCAAACCAGATGCGGTAAGTCATTAGAAAGGTGATTTCCAACGGTTCCGCTACCGTCCTCAAGATTATCTCCTTGGACGGGGTTATGTGGGGGATGCTGTTCTGCTATCTATCATCGTAGTAGAACTTGACCAACAGAAACTCACACACAAACGCCCAATGGCGCAATTGTTGGTCCTCGGAGTGCTACCCCGTACGTGATCCCCGATCACGGTGTCCGGCGCATCCGCTTGATCAGAGCGGCGAGAAACTATGTCTCAATCATCCAGCATTGCCCGGACACATGGTGGTCCCCTCGGTGGGATTCGAACCCACACGCTCTTCTGAGCACTTGATTTTGAATCAAGCGTGTCTGCCAGTTTCACCACAAGGGGTTAGTGGTTGGAAAGTTAAGTACAGTACCAGTGTACATTACCTCCCCCGGTACATCTGTGATGTACAAGGGGTACACACAAATATACACAGGGGAGGCAACATGAATTGGCTGACTGACTGTCTGGGCTGTCAGTTATCGGTGAGCAGGGTAAATGGGGATGTACGTGGCAATAGCCCGACGACCCATGTTGATCTGCTCGACCAGATCCTCAGCGAGAGACTCATCAGTCCAGTGGCCACCGTCAGGGCTGATCCAGTGACGCTGACACTTCATGTACTGACGGTCCTCATGAGTCACCTGTTCAGTTGGGCCGACAGTGATGATCAGCGTTCCTACTGGGAGAGAACTCAGATCGGTTTCACCGTTTCTATCGAGAAACGCAACAGTAGTAGACATGTGTCGTGCCCCTCCCATCTTGTCAGTTCTCGGAGTTCTCAGTGCTCTCGGCAGTGGGCGCAGCGTGCGCAGCCTCGTAGGCAGCGATGGTGTCCTGACCCAGCTGGCCTCGCTTGGAGACGGTCACACCGTTCTCTAGCGCCCAGGTGCGGATCTCGGCGTTCTTTTGCCGCTTGGCGCGAGCAGCTTCGCTGGAGCTGCGCGGCTTGCGCTTGTTGGCCGGTCCACGGCGAGCACGGCGAGCGTGTTCGATGTAAGGCGCGAGAGCCTTGTTGAACTCGTCTGCATGCTGCTCAGAAAGATCGATGATGTAGTTCTTACCGCCCACGTTGAACTCAATGGTGGTGGTAGCAGGCGAACCGTCGATGTCATCGACGAGCTGAACGTCCGTAATTTCCTTGCGCATTGTTTTCTCCTGTTTCTCTTTCTGTTGTTCTTGAAAAGAGAGAGGCTCCAGAGAGTATTGCATATCCAGAGCCTCTCTCCTTGTTCCTATGTCACAGCTACTGACTCACGTCAGTCGTCAGTTGTTGTTCTGACGACGACGCAGCAGAAGCGCAATGCCACCAGCCGTGACGAGGGCAGTAGCACCCGCGATCATCAGTCCCATGTCGCTGGCACCGGTCTGAGCCAGACCCGTGATAGCACCCTTGTGCTCAGTCGTGCTGTTACCCGGCTTGTCCGGGGTAGACGGAGCAGGTGGGGTCTGCTTAGAGGGCTGAGAGGGGGTTTCCTTGGGAGCCGGGGTCTCCTTGGGGGTCTCCTTAGGCTCAGGCTTCTCAGCGGGCTTCTCGGGTTTGGGCTTCTCGGGAGTCGGCGCAGGCGGAGTCACGCTGGGCCCAGAAGGCTTGGGATCCGGCGTAGGAGCAGGGTCCGTAGGCTCCGAGGGCTTCGAAGGTTCCGGCTTGGGCTTCTCAGGCGTGGACGGCTGAGACGGCTCAGGCTCAGGAGTGGGCGCAGGCGGCGTTACCGGGGGAACGCTGGGCTCCGGCGTGGGCTTCGGATCAGGGTTAGGAGTCGGCTGCTCCGGGGTCGGCTTGGGATCCGGCTTCGGGGTGTCCGGGGTCGGATCTGGCGTAGGAGCAGGCTTCTCGGGTTCCGGGGTGACAGGAGGCGTAGACGGCTCCGGCTCAGGAGTGGGCGCAGGCGTCGGAGTCACCGGCTTCTCGTCCTCGCCAGTCTCGGCACCGGACGAGCCCTTGGCTCGCCAAGTGACCGTGGTGGTGACTTCCTTGTTGTTGACCGTCGCCTTGTTCGTCATCTCCTTCTCGGAGGTGACAACCTCAACGCGGATGCGAGCCATGTGGTCACCCGACAGCTCGCTGGGGAGCGTGAAGGTAGCAGACTTGCCGTCTGCGCTCTTCGTGACCTTAGGCTTGGTGACTCCGATGTTGTTCCAGTCGATGGGGTTGGCCCAGTCACCGTGATCAACAGGTGTGACGTGGATACCGCCCTGGAACGTGGCATCATCACGGGTTTCCGTGATGGTGATGGTCTGGCCAGGCTGGCCCTGGGCCTGAATCCAGCAGCCGAACTTGTTGAGGCCCTCGGCAGTACGACCGTCCGCCCAGCAGAACTTGTTGTCGCCAGGGGTGACAGGCTCACCGACGACACCCTTGCCCAAGCCGACGGTGTACTTCGTACCGTCGACGACGACGTTGGTCGTGGTCTTGCCGATGCTGGACTTGTTCAGCGTGGCTTCGAGCTTGACGAAGCCATTCTTGAGCGACCCATTGCCGCCAAGAGTCTGGGCGATGTCCTCGGTGACGACACAGTTGAATGCGCCGTTCTCGGCGGTGCACTTACCGATCTTCTTCTCAGAGCCATCCAAGGCGGTGGCCTTGAGATCGACACTGTTGAATCCGTTGGGCACCTGGAGGCCGTCCCCGAGGCCCACAGAGAAGGTGGCACCCTTCTCGACCTTATCACCCGCGTAATCGACGCGGATGTCCAAAGTGGCGTTGACGGAGTACTTGTCTCCGTAACGGCCCTTAACATCGGTCTTGACGATCTTGATGCCGCCCGTGGCGGTGGACGCACCGGGCTCGGTGCCGACGATGCCGTTGTTGCCGTCAGCAGATGCCGAGTTGGCGTCAGTGTTGTTGGCTGCGCCGTTGGTGTCCGTGGTAGCGGCCTGAGCAGCCATAGGGGCTGCAAACAGAAGCGTGGTAGCGACCACAAGGGTCAGCCCGGACTTTCGCTTCTTGAAAATCTTGTTGAGATTCATTGGGTAACTCTTCCTTTCGTGAAGGGTGTGCTGGGGATGATGGGTTCATCCCCAGAGAAGATCTCTGCGCATCTGTGATGCGTGGGAGAACATTCTGATCTCAGTTTACTTGATAACTGAGGATATTGGGTGATGTACGGCTAGACAAAGAACGTGCAATTTCCCTTGAATGTTTGTACGAGAACGTCACGGATATGTTCTGTTGGTGCATCTTCGGGTATCTCACACTTGATGACGATCGTGCGGTTGTACCGTAACGAGGCATCAAAGACGTACGAGATGGTCCCACGCAGTCGCTTGGGCGTGACGTTACAGTTCTTGGTGAGCACCGAGTACACAGCGAGAGCCTTGCTTTCGATCTCGTCGCTGGACATGCGTGAGAGGTCCTTATCTGAGTACTCGTCGGGGGAGAAATCAGGTGGAATTGGGGCGGGGAGTTCAACGCGCATTCTGATGTAGCGACGTGGTTTGAAACGTTTGATGAGATTGATGAGAGACATGATGATCCTATCTGTTGTATCTACTGTCTTGTTGCGTTTAAGAGAATAGCCTAAGAAGGATATACATCAATGGAGGAATGCCGATTATTGCACCGATGAGACCGATGAGAATGAAGAGATTCTTTTCATCATTGGTAGCTTTAGATTTTTTATGGCGCAGAAGGTAGATATATTCATTCTTGCGCTGTTTGTACTCGCTGTACGCTGACGTATAGGGATTATAGTTACTTTTACTTGACCAGTGGGCTGCACCCATGTATCGCCAATAGCGCATACGTTCTTCGTTTTCGTATGTGGGATTGGCGCGGTATTCCTTTTCGTATGCATCCGCTAGATCGTATGCAATACCTTCAAGTCTGCTGATGGCAGGGATTGTCCGGTTGATGTAGACCTCTCGCTGTTGGCGTTCATACGCTTTGAGCAAATCGTCGATGCTGTTAGTTTCTGGTGGGTATCCACACATTGTGCACATGAGTGTCTCCTTTATTTATGACATGAGACATACATTGCTGCACAGGCCAATAGATGGACTGTGCAGCAATGTATGTTCTCTCGCTACGGTCAGGCAATCAGACTGTTTCGGACTTCTTGCAGAATCTGGCCCAAGTGGTTGGAGCCAATGCCTCGGCATTTACCCCAATAGGTATCACCCCAATGGTTGTCTTCAGCAATGGGTTCGGTGACTGCGATCAGGCGATCACGTAGGGCCGGGTTCTGAGCAAACTTAGCCCACACAATTCGCTTCATTGCTTCCAGCCTGTGGGCGTTCCACTCACGCGCATCAATAGGCACACGCCGATTGAGGCGCTTGGCCTCAAGAGGTGTGATGTCGCCTGTAAACAGATGTGCGTGCTGGATGCTTTTCTGTTCTTGGAACGTGGCTTCTGCGCTCTCATACCGGGGTCCATCAATTTCAATCGGGCTCGGATAGAAATTGGACAGAAAATAAAACTTGCCTCGGAACTGCATGGTGTGTTCTTTCTGTTGTCCCTGGGGATTCGTTCTAATATTCCAAGAACAGAACCGATGCAATAACATTACATAGCAAAGTTCGCCCCTACCAATAGCAATGGTACGTGCTACAGGTAGAGGCGGACTGTTACTAAGAGATCAGCGATCAGAGATCGTTCAGCGAGTACTCTCGACCAGAGCGGATGCGCATGATCTCGAAATCAGCCACGTTGCTCACAGTGCGGCAACCGGCCTTGTGCAGGCGGTTGTAGCGATCGATGTAGTCGTTGACGAGATCGACCGTGGCGGTGAAGCCGACAGGCTCAGCGTCGGGGTTGCGAAGCTCAAGGATGTCGGTGAGGATCTTCGCCTCAAGCAGATCCTTCATGATGGTTGTGTCGGTGATTTCGTAACGATCGTATCCGAGGAAGTTGTTGAATTCGATGTTGTTGTGTCGGAAAGTCATGTGGGTTCCTTCTTTTGTTGGTTGTTGTTGTTGTTATGGGGTGTTACTTCTTTTTGCGTGAGTTCTTTTTGGTTGTGCGCGATGTTGCCTCAACTTGCTTCTTTTGTTCTAGTAGATATAGAACGACTTCAAGTGTCGATGTTGGCTTGAAATTATGTGCAAGATTGAGGAAAATGTCCCCATGTTTGATGAAAGGTGTAGTTGGGATACGCACCAGGTCTTTTGCACTATTGAGACGTTTGAGAATCTTATTGTATTCGTCGATGTTGTCATCAATTGTTTGGGGTGCTGTAATCTCTGCTCGCGATGCCTTCTTCTCATAGGGGTTGTGACCATTGATGAAAGCGATGACATCCCGCTTCGCATAGGGCGGGATGTGATCATCGATGTTGATATAGAATAGCTCGTCGTTTGTTTTGAGGAAAGCATATTCTGTATCGGCTACATCAACATGAAGGATGTGACCAGGCTGCATCTTTGTGAGAACAACATCAAGGAGTTCTGCGTGTTCGACAAAATTGACAGCGTTAACGTCGATCGTCATATCCATGCTCTGCTCCTTTCTTTTAGTTTGCCATTGATAACATGAAGAACATAACCATCGCCATTGCACTAAAAATAGCACCTGCGATGCTGAATGCAGCAGATGTGTATTTTCCTTCTGCAATTTCTCCAGGGATCATTACCAAGTCAACAATGAGTATGATAAGCATCGCGATTCCCCATAACGTGTTGCTCATGTTGTAACCTTTCTGTTTTTCTTTGTTAGATCAATGCCGCAATGTCAATCATGATGATGACGAGGAAGAAGCTCATGAGAACGGAGCTGCTGATGAGAAATGCGATATGGCGTTTGCGGTGTGTGGGTTGCGCTGTTGCCATGTTGCGTGGCAGTGCCATAAGAGTGACAAACAGCAACACCGTGAGTACGAATCCTGCGACGTGAGCAGGGGTGATGGATGCGATGTCAGTGATGTTCATGTCAGACCCAGATGAGCCATGCTTCTGGTTTTGCATTGATGCGCTTCAGCATCCATGCGTCATCGTGCGCGCATTCGATGTTGTTGCTATCGATCCAGAGGTTGAATCCGTCACAATATGTCTTCATGTATCGATTGCCCTCGCTGTCTTCGACAACGGCACCGATCGAAAGACGGTTAAACGGCGTGATGAGCGTACTGAAGATAACAGGTGGGTGAATAGACATGTGTGTCCTTTCTTGTGAGTTGTTGATGCGATGTGTTGGTGCCTCCACAGGGGCTTGAACCCTGGACCCACGGATTAAAAGTCCGTTGCTCTACCAACTGAGCTATAGAGGCTGCGTCCCCTCGGTGGGATTCGAACCCACATACCCGTGATGAGTACTGGAACCTAAATCCAGCGCGTCTGCCTGTTTCGCCACGAGGGGTGGTGTCCCCTAGATTGACTCTAGGGGACAGTGCTGATGTGTCAGCACTCTGTCAATTCGAGGAAGAATTCCTTGTTTTCGATGAGGCTGATCAGCTCATCGAGGATCTTGATGTTCTCGTTCAGAGCGTCAGTGGGGATCTGGGGATTGTTGGCCTTCTTCTCGCTCTCCAGCTGATCACGCAACAGCTTCATACTGCGCATGATGAGGGCTTCCTGCTTGTCGCTAAGTTCCATGGGTGTCTCTTTTCTGTATGGGGTTGATTGTGTGGATGTGATGGAACGGCGGTGGATAACCACCGCCGTTCCAGGGATGTCACAGATCAGCCGAAGTGAATGATCTTGGTGACATTGGTATCGTTAGTGGCGTTGGCGTAGCGAGCCGTTTCGGCCAGTTCGTCATCGGGGAGCATTCGACCCATGACACTGATCCACACATAATGGGTGTGATCGTCATGGGGAACCACAGCCTTGAAGAATTCAACACCCTTAATGGTGATGACTGCGCCGATGTTGAATTCGCTGGCTCGGTACACGCCATAGATACCGTTGAGATCCTTAGCGCCGAACATATCGTCGGGAAGCAGCGTGTTATTCTCAGACTTAGCCTGCTCGTCTGCCGTTTCTGCGTCGGTCTGTTCAGCGGTGTTATCCTCGATGAATGCTGCGAGCTTGTCGAAGTCAATACCCAGAGTCTCAGAGAGAGCCTTTCGAGCATAAGCCTGCTCGGCATTCTTCAGCTGGTTCTGGAGGTTGCAGAGAGCCTCTTCGTTGTTGGCGAAATCGAAGTCAGACATGTGAGTGTCCTTTCTTGTTGTGTGATTGTGTGTAGTGGTCTCTTTACCGCTACCGATGCAATTTTATTGCATGAGGGCGGGTCATAAACCAGAGAGAGAGAGAGAGAGAGAGCCGTTACCTGTTGTGACGATGAGATGTCATCAGTGCGGTAACGGGGTGTGTGCTCAGCGTCTTGCGCTTAGTTGTTGTCGCCGTAGCGGCTGTAGGGGTGGTGCTTCACGTAGTCGTGGAAGTTGCTCAGAACGTTGTTCCACGATCGGCGCGAGCCGAACAAGCGATCGAGCTCAGACCAGTACTCGGGATTACCGGAATCACCGATAGCACGAGAGGTCTGCTTGTATGGGCTGTCGCCCATCTTTTCGACGCGGGTGACGATTAGTGAGGCGGGATCTTCGTTGTCGTTGAAGTTCTCCCACAAAGCAACATGGTAGACGTAGTTCCAGTCATCGAACCATGTCTGGCGATGCATGTAGGCGTCTTCGAAGAGGCCAACATCGGGGCCGACCTTTTCCCATTGTCGCCAATCGATGTCGAGAGGTACGTGAGGCATGAGTGTGCTCCTTCTTTTCAGTTGGCGGTGTCGATGACAACCACGACAAATTCCATCTCAAACTTGTCATAGAATTCCTGGACAGTCAGCTGAGTTTGCCCACCCAGCATCAGCCAGAAACCGTCCCTGGTGTTGTCGCTCGACAGGAACATGAACCGTTGGCCGGAGACAAGGACGACGGTCCCAGGGACGGTAATTTTCCAGTACCCTTCCGTCCTGATCTCACCGTTACGAATGACGAGAAGAGGCTTGTCGTAGATAGTTACCATTGTTTTTCTTCTTTCTTCTGAAATTCTTTGCTATGAGAAGAGCTCTTTGAGATTGGTTGACGGTGTGTCATTGAGGAATAACATAGTTGCGATCTGAGATCGCGATAGTTGCTGTAGATCGTTGCCCAGATCAATGAAGAAACCATCGCAAGCGATAATACGTCTATTTGCGATATGTAGTAGTTCGCCGGGCTTAGCATGCATCGCCCTATTGAGTGAGATGTCTTGACTCTTGATATTCTGCTCAGGGGATGGTTGGCTGAAATCGATATAGCATGCGTCTTCGTATTTGGGATTCTTACCTTGGACGAAGCTGGTGAATTCTGATGGGTTCAACTCCCCAATAGTTTCGTTGGTGCAGATGAGGGTATCGCGAATCGTTGTGACGAATTCGTAAGTATCGCCGTCGAAAAATTCAACGTGGACAATGTGAGCCTTGGGGAGACTCTTGAGCACTAGCACCAGAATATCTGGATTGTGGACGAGATCGATGTTACTCGTGTCAATGTTGATGTTCATTGGACTCCTTTTGGTTGTTGTCAATGTGGGTTAGTAAGACCAATATCCTTCATCCCCATGACAGTAGAAGCAATCGCAATCATCGAAACCATTGCAATCCGTACAGTTACATGGGAATTGATCGCTGTAGTCGCAGCAGAGACATGTGTGCTTTGTCATTTCGAAATCGCCTTCTTTCGGTTGTTGTTTGTTGTTACCAGATCGCTGGAATGAGCCAGTAGTAAATGACGTTGATCATGCCCCACAAGGCGATTACACTGGACAAGGCGCTTGGCACTCCAAAAATCATAATGATAGCGAAGCGATCTTCTTCACCCTTGCTGCCAAGAATAAAGTAGCAAGCTGCAACGAACATGGCTATTGCGGCAGCACCTGTCATTACAATAAAAATAAGTGCCTTCATGATAGCGTTAAAGGTTTCCATTTTTCCTCCTGGGATCTATTGAAGCTCTTCTTTCAAACCACCATCGTGGATTTCCCCATTGTGGTAGTTAATATCCCAATGGTTAGCGGTATTGAATACTGTAATGTGCTCGGAAATGGACTGGTCGCACGATTCCATGTCGATGGTGACGGTGCGAGGGATCAGTTCGCTGTTGATGTAGTTGGGTGTCACAGCATAGTAGAGCGGGCACTGTGCGTTGGCTGGGTTATCCAGGTAGTCACGCGCCTTGGTCTCTGCATATGCCATGCCACCAGTGTGATTGTTGTCGATGCCGACATTCTGGGTACGTGTTCCGGTGACAAGGTTTTCCTTCACGGGATCTCCACCGAGCGAATCAGCAACCATATGCGAACGGTTCCAGAACCATCCGTAATAGGGTTTGTCGTCTCTGCCATAGGTGGCACTATAGATGGTGACCTTTCGGTTCTTTTTGGGCCATCCGGTAGGGTTGACATTGATGTCTTGCCTGCCGCGCTCTTTGGCTTGGAGCCTACTCTCGGTGGTGAGAACGCCATACGCACACGTAGGGCGACTCAGCTCGTCGAGAGGGCAGTAGGTGATGGTGCCATCAGAAGATGCGTCAGTCTGGTACGTGTGCTGCGCCGGACCTCCGACGCTGTAGTAGTTGCTGGTGACACCGGATTGATTGGGTTGAGGGAGGTTATTAAAGAATCCAAACAAATACCCCATCATCATAATGGTCAGTACCATTGAGACGATGATAATGATGATTTTCCAGATCAATTCCCCAAATGAGGTGATTGGTTTAGCGAAATAACGATCTAGCATGTTTACGTCCTTTGTTACTTGCGGGTTTCGCCTGTGTTGTAATTGATGTCGTAGGTGGTTTCGACGTTGTAGATGGTCATTCGCTTGGAGAGTGACTGATCACATGCTTCAATATCAATTGTCAGGCTTCGTGGAATGAGCTCATCTGCCTCGTAGTTAGCTGTGACTGCGTAGTACAACGGGCATTGCGCGTTGTACTGGTCATCAAGATACTGTGAGGCAAGATACTCGGGGTATTGAAGGCCGTTCTTGAAATAGCTATTACCCTTATGCCCAGAGTTATTCAGGTGTTCGGTACCTGTGATGGTGTTATTGGGAACGAAGTCACCACCTAGTTGTGTTCCAAGCAGAGGGGTTTTGACCCAGAGTGGCCCGAAGTATTCAATGTAAGTGTTAGACTCAGGCCAGCCGCTGGGGTTGAAATCAACGTTGTGACGTTGGTAATTTCTACCTTTCTCGCGGTTTTCTGGAGTCAGGAGACTGTAAGCGCATGTGGGACGACCGTGATCGTCAGGATCGCAGTAGGTGATGGTGCCTTCGCTTGGCTGATACGTACGTTGTGCGAATCCGTCGAATGAGATGTACTTCTCGGATGACGACAGTGCGCCTGGGCCTGAGACGAATGGGTCGGGCTGTGTGAACTTTTTATGCAGTTCGATACAGCTGTTGATCAAGAGGAAGACAATGAAGATTGCGCCGATGAATGCGATGATGTGAGCAACCTTTTCTGGAATTCGGATTGTACCGAAGAGGTAAAGGTCTGCTGTGGCGGGTTCTCGTGTAGTAATCGATCCATCTTCGTTCTCGATGATTTCAATCATGGGATTCATAGACATAGGTTGTCTCTTTTCTGCTTAGCGGGGGATAGATGGGCACCAACCATGGCCGCTGAGCAGCCACGTCACGTCGACACGCAGCATGTCTGCGAGTAGGTCAAGGTCTCCAAACGTGAGATCTAGCAGTTGACCCGTCACCGATCGAATGACGTTGTGGTCAGTGTTTGGATAAATCTGGTCACTGCGGAAGATGACTCGATCGATGAAAGCCTTCTGCGCGCTGTCACCTGTGATGTTTTGGATGTTGATAGCCATGATGGCGAGAACCTTTCCGGTCTTAGTCGGTTGCCACAGAGGTAACAGATGCAAGAGTATCGAGCGTCTGTGCAACTGTGCCGAAGTGAGTGCCGTTGATGATGTAATCAGTGGCGGTGACCACGATAACTATCGGATCGGCGTTGTTTTGAGCGCCGAGGTGCGCATGGAGAGTGATGGTACCGTCGTGACGGGACACTACATCGAAGGTGATGTCTCGTGCTGCGATTACCAGATCAAACACGAGCTCGTCTGCGCGGTGATCATGTGAATCGCGAGATGCGGTGGTGGCGTGGTTCTTACGCTTCTTGGCCATGATGAGATGGGCCTTTCTTGTTGAGAGGTGTAGAGAAATGGGGGGTGATGAGGGAGGGAATCAGTACGATTCCCGGCACACGGTAGTGTGCTTATCAAGAGACAAGCTGGTGCTCGCTGTAGTAGTCGCGCATTGCGTCTTGAGTGATGATCTCATCAGTGGTGACGATGGGGAGGTGTACCAGATGAGAGAGCGATGATGATGTGTGTCGTGCGTAAGCATCTGCCCATGGAAGTTCGCGATACATTCTTTTGCTCAGTGCGGCGTGGGTCATGCTGCCCATAGCAGCACAGACACGATCGATGAGAGCTCGCTCTGCATCGGTGAGAGCTGAGGGGTTACCGGAGGGCAGTTCTCCTGGTCGAATCAAGAGCTTGCCCCGATGAAGGTGGTAGAGCTCTGGGCTCACAGGGCCGACGATCCATGCGTGAAAATCCTCTGGAAACAGAGGGGATGCGTGACGAACAAGATGTGCAGCCTGTGCGTAAAACGCAAGCTTATGGAGCTTCAGTGTCACCATTGTGCTCTCACGAGCGAGGATGTATGCAGCGACATCCACGATGGATACAGATGCAGTCATGGTGTACCTCTTCTTTCTGTTGTCTGGTGAGGGGGGGAGGGCCGGTACCAACAGTACCGACGGATCATGATGATGCTCGGCACATGGGAGTGTGCCAAGGCTCTGTGTTATACTTAGTTATCAGGAAAAACAAAGAGCCACAACACAGACACAACAAGCAAGACAGGAGGTTGTAGTGGCAGTGAGCAATAAAAAGACTGGAGGGGCTGGCGAAGCAGGAGAGCCGATGGTTCGGCTCAATGTGCGTATGCCAGCAAGTGTGCGTGACAAGGTAGATTACTGGGCCGAGAAAGAGGGTCTGAGCGCCAATGAGTTCATCATTGAGTGCATCGATGGTCACGTTGCCCGTAAGAACGGAGACTACGATCTACCGACGCTAGAGCAGGCGCGTCTGGCTCAGCTTGTGGATGCGCAGATCTCGTTGGCCAGCAATGTTGCCAACCTCGAAAAGACTGTTATGTCGATGGCGTCGACAATCATCGGTTTGACTCGTGGTGATAGCTACCTGTTGGATGATGAAGACGGCGAAGAGTGACAAGAGAGCGGGAGTGAACGATGAGTGATTTCGAGTACGATGAGCCATCGCCTGAGGTGTTTGATCCGTTGTACGCGGCTCAGAAGCAGCTGCGTGAGCGTATGAATCAGCAGTCAGCCGTTGTTTCTGCTCGTAGCACCCGTGGTGTTCGTGTTGTAGAGAGTTCGGAGCGACATCGATCGGGCGGTGGTGGTGCAGGTAATAACAATGCCGGTAATGCCTCATCAGCAGGTGCATCTGGTGTCGGTTCCACGCCGCCTGAGCCGCAACGTAATGAGCCTGATGATCTGATCACTGAAGCTGATAGTGCTGTTGCTGATCTCGATGAAAAGACTTCATCTGTTGGGGAAGCCCATCACGATGAGCTCATCGAGCACAGTGAGCCGGATAGCAATGTGCAGCAGCCTCAGCAGCAGCTCCAGCAATCAGCAGAGCGCCTGTATGAGCCTGTGCCGATGGCGTTGCGTCATCGTGACGGTAGTGAAATCCCCACGACGATCGAGGGCGATGTTCGTTTTGCTTTTGATGGCGATTCAACAAGGCCCCGAGATTTGCCTGCCATCATCGTGCAAGCGATTCGAGACGAGCTGACGCGCCTGGGTGCGCCAGAGCTCGGTGCTGTTCCGACGCCAAAGACGCAGAGCAAAACGCTGTCATCGGGTTCGCTGATCACAGCGTTGGCGATGAGCGCGCTCGACATCGAGATTCCCGGTGTAGACGAGAATACCCGGCGTGCAGCCGAGGTGTTGCGCACAGGCCAGGGTCGTGTGGCCGCGATCGAGATGAAGGTGGAGCAGGTGCTGGATAACCAGCAGCGTGCTCAGAAAGACCTTGATGCGATGACGAAGCGTGCGCTCAGCGCTGAGAAACAGCTCTATGAGCTGGAGCTCATGCTCACGTGGCTGCTCGTTGACAAGACTGAGCCGCGTCTTTTCAACAACGCGACTGCGCTGTCCATCGATTTGACGAACAAGACGGTGGTTGATGCGCGTGCGAAGCTTCGGGAGAAGGCACGAGAGCTCAGCAAGGATGAATCAGTGCAGCGAGGGAATCTGAAGATCGTGGAGTAAAGGCAGTAGCGAGCGGTTCGACAAAACCCCGTAGCAAAAGCTACGGGGTTTTGTTTGATGATCATGTTTCGGTGGGGATCAACGCTCGATCGGTTTAAAGGATCCATCGAAGTAGTCGATCGTGTATCCGTTGGCGGTGTTGAAGACAATGACGTGCTGGGACAATGAGCGATCACATGATTCAATGTCAATGGTGACAATTGATGGGATTGGATTGTCTCCGTCATACTTAGGTTTTGCCGCGTAGTAGAGCGGGCAGGCGTTGTGGGATGGGTCATCGAGATATTGCTGTGCAAGTGTTTCGATGTATGCCATGCCGCCGTCATGAGCTTCAGTCGCACCGATGCTGTGCGGGAGGGTTCCAGTGATGAGGTTTTCCTTGACGGGTTCACCACCAAGTGAATCAGGGAGAAGATACGAGCGGTTCCACAACCATCCATCGTTAGCGTCGATGGTGACTTGTTCGTTGGGACTGGGCCATCCGGTTGGATCAATTGTGATGGATTGATGACCGCGTTCCTTGGATGTGGCGCGAGTGCGTGTTGACAGTAGCCCTACGGCGCACGTAGGCCTTGATTGATCATCGAGAGGGCAATATCCGATGTTTCCCATGTCGTCAGCAACTGGATGGACATCTTGCGCCGGGCCGTCAATGACATAGTAGTTTGTGGGAGCCGGGACAGTCGTGCGATATGTCTGTTCGGTGGTGTGTTTTTCGTGGACTTGCCACACGTGGTATCCGAAAGCTCCGGTGGTCACGATGAGAATTGCTGTAAGGATGAATGGCATGCTCTTTTCGATGAACGATTTGAGGTTTTTGAGATTGGTGATCACGAAAACTCCTTGTGGTGGTTGTGGTTGATGTGGGGCAAAATTGTGTGCCATAACTCTATGATATGCTGGTTTACCAGAATAATCAATGAGCCATGGGCGGGAGGATGGGGTTGCGTTACCCTTGTACCAAGGATAGAATTGCCTCATGAATGAAGCAAAACTATTTTCTGAGGGTAGCGTGACTGACCTGGTGTGCCGAGGTTGGTCGCGTGAGCGTGTCATTGATGCCACCGGCATCGATCCTGGCTATCACAACTCTTCGATGAAGACTGAGTTGAAGGGCGTTGATCGTCATACATATAAGATCGAGCACGTGCGTCAGCGTGTTGCGCAGGAGACTGTGCGCGATGTGTTGGAGCAATATGCCATGTGCGATCTGGATAAGGCAGGTCTATTGGAGCAGCTTGGGCTGCATGACGCGGTGAATCTCATCAAGCTTGCTGATCTGTTTACAGGTCTGGGTCTTGGCGAAGAGTTTCGTGATGCCGATCGTCGGTCTCGTCGTGGTGTCATGCGAGCGGGCATGATTGCTCAGCACGGTACAGATAACCCGTTCAAGCTTGATGAATACCAGGAGAAGGCGGCTCAGACAAGAGAAGAGCGCTACGGCGCTCGTTACACGTTGGCTGAAGGCTCGGTGTTTGCCGACGAGGCTCGAAAGAAGGCTCAGGAGAAGCAGTCTGGTTTGTTCCCAGAGGGGAGTGATGAGGATCTGCGTCTGCGCGGTTTTGGTGGAAGGGGGAAGCGTCTACCTCAATGGTCTGACGGCTCTTCTGTGGATCGTGAGCGTTATCTTGTGAGCCATGTGAAGACCAGGTGTTCGGATGATGACATCAATCGCGCTCTGGAGGGCGTGCGTAACGGTGTGACGCGCCGTGAAGTGCTGACAATGCTTGGTATCAGTGAAACGCTTTCAGCCGGGGTGATGTCCTTTGCCGCTCTTTTTGAAGGTCTTGGCTTGAAGGACGAGTATGCGCAGTGCCTCAAGGACAAGACTGCTCAGACAAACATAGCTCGCTATGGTGGTGTTTCGCCTATGGCGAGTAGTGAGGTCAGGGAGCGTATCAAGACTACGATGCTCGATAGGTACGGTGTGGTTAATGCATCGTCGCTACCAGAGGTGAAAGAGCGTCGTCGACGCACGGTTCAGGAACGTTACGGTGTGGATAGTGTGCTCTCTGATCCCGCTCTGCGTGAACGTGCGCGACAGACGATTCGGGAGGTGTACGGAGTTGATAACGTCTCGCAATCTGATGTGATCAAGGATCGTAAACGAGAGTCGTCTATGCGTCGTTACGGTGTACCGAGCACCGCTCTTGATCCAGATGTGCGCCGTCGTCAGTTGGAGACTCTTCGTCGTAATCGTCCCGATCTTCCCGCTGATGCGCGAGGCCCTTTCAATGCACCATCGGTGCAGGCCGCTGCGAAGGCAACTCATCTGGCTCGTCATGGGGTTGAGAACCCGTTTGCGCGCGATGATGTGAAAGATCAGATTCGCCAGACTATTCGAGAACATTACGGTGTTGATAATCCGTCGTTGTCACCTGTTGTGCAAGAACGTCGTCGTCAGACGATGCAAGAGCGCTATGGTGTTGACAACCCGTTTGCATCTGAGACTGCGAAGGAACAGATTCATCAGACGGTTCAGGAGCGCTATGGTGTTGATTATGTTTTCCAATCCGATGAGATCATTGCTCGGGCTATGGATACCAAACGAAAGAACGGCACATTCGCTACCTCTTCTGCGGAGGACGCACTTTATGAGCTGCTCGTTGGGTATGCGGATCAACACGGTATGACCGTGGTACGACAGTATCGTGATGAGGAACGTTATCCCTTTGCTGTTGATTTCTATGTCCCTGAGCGCGATCTTTTCATCGAACTCAATGGCTCGTGGTCGCATGGCGGGCATTGGTATGAATACGATCGCGAGATGGATCAGAAGACAGTGCAAACCTGGCGCAAGAAGGGTAAGAAGTCCCAGTATTACCTCAATGCGCTTGGGACGTGGACTGAGCGAGACGTGCGTAAGCGTGAAGCGGCTCGTGACGCACAGTTGAACTACGTGACGCTGTGGGATGGTTCTGAAGCTCTGGCCGATGCTCATCTGTGGCTTGCTCTCGGGGCTCCTGACGGTCACGACTGGGATCGTGAGTATTCCTGGCTTGATCTCCCTGAATCTCTGATTGATCTCAGGGAAAGTCTGAGCGAGCAGGTGCAGCAATGGGCGGATATTGATGTCACGAATGCTGGTTCGAGGCAGATCTCTTGGCTCGCTCGTAGTGGTACGTGGGAGACGTTCTATGCTCGTGAGTTGCAGATGTGGGAGGCCGACGAGGTTCACCATCGTAAGTGGGGCCGTCTGCGTGCGCGTTTGCTCGCTAACAGGTTGCACTATCTGGGTAAGCTTCCTGAGTCTGCTCTGGAGGTCGTGCGAGGGTTGGCGATCAGCGGTGAGATTCGTGCGTATTCGACGTTTGTCAACACAGCGATGACGGCTGTTCTCGACCGGTATGAGCCGACGCACATGTACGATCCGTGCAGCGGGTGGGGTGAGCGTATGCTCACCTGTGCTCAGCGCGGTGTGACGTACACCGGCACAGATATTTCTGAGGCAGTGGTGACGGCTCATCGGGGTCTTATCGACCGTCTGGATCTGACGGATGTGAGTGTGTCGCTTGGTGACAGTGCGACCCGCGATATGCGCGGTGGGACACATGAGATGGTGCTGACGTGCCCTCCGTATGGAGACACGGAGATCTACACTTCTCAGGGTGCTGAGAATCTGGATGACGAGGCGTTCTTGGAATGGTGGAAGCGGGTTGTTTCCATGAGTGTTGCTCCGTTGACGCGCGTTTTCGCCTTCCAGATCAGTGAGAAATGGCGCGAGCGTATGTCGGCAGTGGTTCAGAGCGTATTGGGTGAGCAGTGGCACCTTGTCGATGAGATTGATGCGTCGGCATCGCGTAATCATTTCCAGCGTGCGAGGTCACGTCAGAAGCATCGTGGTGAAACGATGGTGGTCTTTGAACGACTCTGATATACTCGTTATACTCGTATATGAACGTTTTCGATGATTTGGAGGATATATGACAGTTGGAATTCTGACTGAGAAGCCGAGCGCAGCGCGTAATTTCGCGAAGGCGCTTGGTGGTCAGACTGGAACCTACAACGGGGAGAACTACGTGATCGCGTTTGCTCGTGGTCATCTGTTTGAGCTGAAGCAGCCGGTGGATCAAGTGGATTCGTCTAAGCGCACGCAGTATGCCTCATGGGCACTGAGTGATCTTCCGTGGGATCTGAACGATCTCGCGTTTGAGCGTGAGAAGAAGGACGGCGTGTCGAAGCTGCTGTCCGATATTCGTACGGCGTTCCGTTCCTGTGATGAGATTTGTATCGCGACAGATGTCGATCCATCGGGAGAAGGAGGGCTACTAGCCTGGGAAATCATTGCTGCCCTCGGACTGAACACAAAGCCGATCTCACGCATGTATTTCACTGACGAGTCTCCGAAGTCGATTCAGAAGGCGTTTGTTTCACGTAAGAAACTGCCCTCGATGGACGATCACGACGAGTACCGTATGGCGTGGCTGCGATCGAGGTGGGATTTCCTCTCGATGCAGTGGACCCGTGTCGCATCCCAGCTTGCTGGACAGCGTACTGTCCTGCGTCAGGGTCGACTCAAGTCGGCCATGACTGTGCTCGTGGGTGATCAGCTGAAGGCCCATAAGTCGTGGAAGAAGGTGCCGTTCTACGAGCCCCGTTTCCGCGATGAGAATGGCGTGATGTACTCGGACCCTGATGCGCAGCGACACGCCAAGGAAAGCGATGTCGATCTGAGTGGTCTGCATGCATCGAGCGTGACGGTTGATGCCAAGACCATGAAGCGTTCCGGCCCGCCTCGGATGCTGGATCTGGCTGGTCTGTCCGCACTGCTGAGCGCCAAGGGTGTGAAGGCGGCTGAGGTGCTGAAGATCTATCAAAAAATGTACGAAGCCCAAGTCGTTTCGTACCCCCGTACCGAAGACAAGCACGTCACCAAGGAGCAGTTTGCGGAGCTTGTCAGTAATGCTCCTGCGATCGCACGTGCTGTTGGTATTGACCCAGCTCTGCTGACGCACATTGCTGCCAGGTCGACTCACGTCAAGGACTCGGGTGCTCACGGTGCAAACCGTCCTGGTCCGAATGTTCCTCAGTCGCTTGCAGACGTGGAGGCGAAGTACGGCAAGACGGGTGCCATGATCTATGAGTTGCTTGCTCGGTCTGCTCTCGCTGTTCTCGCAGAGGACTACGAGTACGAGGCTCAGAAGGGTCACGTCACTGACTTCCCCTCCTACACGGGTTCGTGCTCGGTGCCGAAGAAGCCGGGTTGGAAGTCTGTTCTTGGTGGCGCATCGATGGCAGACGATGATGACGATGAGAACAACGTGACGGGTCTGGGTACCCAGGCTCAGCCGTTCGTTCACGAGGGTGTTCCACCGCGCCCTGCGGCCCCCACCGTTAAGTGGCTCATGAAGCAACTGGAGAGGCGAGACGTGGGCACTGGTGCAACGCGCACCAGCACCTTCGCTGAGGTGTCAAGCTCGAAGGCTCGGTATCCTCTCATGACTGAAACGAGGGGCAAGATTGCTCTCACTGAGCATGGTGACATGAGCTACCGGCTGTTGCCAGGAACTCATATTGGTGATCTCACGATCACTGAACGAGTGTTCGCTGACATGAAGGCTGTGGCCAAGGGTCAGAAGAATGCAGACGATGTTCTGGCTGAAGTGGCCGGACTGATCACAGATGATATTGCCGTCATGACGGCGAATGCACAAACAATGCGAAAGGAACTTGGAATGAGCGAATTTGTCGAGAAGGAATACTTCGAGGGTACGTGGGCCAAGAACGGTCAGCACGTGAAGTTCAACCGTACGTGGAGTGGCCATCGTTTCACCGATCAGGAGTGCATGGATCTCCTGGCTGGTAAGGACATCGAGATCACTGCCACGTCTAGGAAGACGGGGGATGACTTCACCGTCATTGGGGCTCTTGGGGAGAATGAGTTCAATGGGCGTAAGTTTGTTGGTTTCAACCCTGATTACACCAAGCCGACGGCTGCTGCAAAGAGGGGTGTTGCCCCCAAGTCGATGCTTGGCGTGAAGCTGACTGATGAACAGCGTGAGAAGATCGAGGCTGGGGAAAAGGTTAAGGTCAAAGGCATGAAGTCCAAGAAGACCGGCAAGACCTTCGATGCGTATTTGTCCCTGGAAGATAAGCCGGATGGGACGCGCGGTATTGCGTTCTCGTTCGACAAGTGATGTGACGGATGTGAGGTAAGAAAGGAGAGTTGTGAATGGCTGTTAAAGAACGGTATTCCATTCCCGTTTCGCTGGATCGGACGATCCTCGATCATGAGCTGAGCCTGTCGAATAACTCCGTCAAGCTGAAGCCACTTCCGATGAAGGTGATCTTCGTCTGGATCGGTAGCATTGTGATCCTTATGTGGCTGCTCATGGGCACACCACTGAAGGGCGCAAGTTTCGGCTATTTGGTGTTCATCTCGATTTGGTGGATTGCTGCCACGGCGTATTTCGCTGCGTACTCGAAGACTAAAGAGATGCGCGGTGAGATGATCATGGCTCTATTCGACTATCTACCGAAAACAGCGCGCAAGGTGCTCACTCGATCTGATTCGAGCCCTGGTCAGTTCCATTCGATCGTCGGCATCAAGGATGTCGACGAGAAGACGGCTTTCATCACCTATGCGGATGGCATGGTGGGCCAGGCGTACGCTGTCGTGGGATCCGCGTCGCGTCTGCTGTTTGATCAGGATCGAAATGCGATTCTGAACCGTAACGATCGTTTCTATCGCAAGTTGGAACCGGGTGTCGAGCTAGAGTTCATCACCACGAAGGAACCTCAGCGCGTTCATACACAGATTGCAACGCTAGAGAGGCGTAATCGTGCTTTGGATCCTGAGGCTCGTGATCCTGAACTGGTTGCGCTCATGGACGAACAGTACGAGTCTCTGAAGAGCTACGTGGGCTCTAGTTTCTTCAGCATCCACCAGTACCTGATCCTCATTGCCAGCAACGAAGAGGATCTACGTAAGGCTCACAACCTGCTCGACGCTGAAGCGGCTGATTCATCGCTGATGTTTAAGCAAATCGCGATGCTCACGTATGATGAGACGATCGAGCTCTTGCGAACTCATTACGGACCTGTCGTCACTAAGTGAGAGACGGTGCACCGCCAGAGTTGCAAGGGCTGTGACAACCCCGGACGTTCGCGTCCGGGGTTGTTGCGTATCTAATGCCAGCAAACAGGTGTTATGCGATGGGCTTTTGCCTGGTTTTCGTGTAGAATAGCCTGAGGAACGACCATAATCGGTCTTCAATTGACCACGACAGTAATTATTGAAGTGAAAGGAGTGGCATCTATGGCGAAAAAGGATAGTGTCACGAATGTGATCGCATCGGATGAGTCATCGCCGTGGGGCATGGCGACCTCGCGTGTTCGCGAAGCGAGTGCCTCGATGGCGGCTGATGAGGCGCGTGATCGTGCTGCGTCGCAGCAGCGAAGCCTGAAGGGTATGTCTCGTAAGGAGCGCAAAGCGCTGTTCTCGAAGACCAACGGGGCAACGTTTAAGGAGTATGCACACCTGCTCGCGGTGAAGCCTCGCCAGGGCTATGTATTTCACAGCGACTACTTCGAGATCGACGGTAACGTCGGATGCATCCTGGGCTACTTCCACGACGAGAGCGCCCGTGATGAGCTCCCTCCGTTCTGGGGTGTGAACCTCATTCCCTATCTGCCTCAGAACGTGACGGCGGTTTTGCTTCAGCAGGTCTCGCGCGTGACTGAGTCCTGGCTCAAGGACAAGATCAAGGCGTCTGAGCGCCTCGATCGTCTCGACGAGCAGGAGCAGAGCGAGAACGGCACGAAGTCGTCCCGTCGCAAGGCATCGAAGGTGTCTGCTGAGGTTGAGCAGGCGATCGCTGAAATCCAGGACGGCGCTGCCTACCTGTCTGTGCACTACCGCATTCTCTTGAAGGCTCCCTCGTTGGAGATCCTCGATAATGTCATCGATGATCTGCGTCATCGGTACATCGATAGCGTTGGCAACCTGTCGATCGCTGCACATCCTGGTCTTCAGCGCCAGGAGTTGGCGACGCTGTTTGCCCCTAACGCCTCGAAGAAAGGCAAGGGTTTCCACTTCACCTCGACTGAGCTGGCGGGTGCGTTCAACCTTGTCACCAACGGTCTCAATGACCGTGGTGGTGAGTTCGTCGGCTACATGGTCGGTGACGTGAACAACTCGGGCGTCCTCATGGACGTTGATCAGTACAGTCATCACGTGGTGGTTGCCGATGATGAGAAGTCTCGCGCTGAGATCATGAACAAGGCTCAGGTTGCCGATATGTGGGCATCGAAGATCTCACAGGCGGCTCTGATCAACAACAAGCGCGTTGTGCACATCATTCTCGATGGCGCTGATCTGACGGGTGTTCTCGGTCCTCGTATGGACACGATCACTGCGCGCATCGACATGTCGCAAGGTGATGTCAACCCCTTTGAGGTCTTCGGTGATCGCAAGGATCAGCTCTCGCTGTTTTCGACTCACCTGGAAAAGATGGTGCTTCTGACCGAGCAGGTGTATCAGCCTACTGATGACGATCGGACGATCATCCAAGGTCAGCTGAAGGACACTCTGGAACAGTTCTATGTGGATCAGAACATGTGGGCGCGTAACGCGAAGGACAATCAGGATCGTTTGCGTCTTGTGGGCGTGCCTCACGATCAGGTACCGCAGCTGAAGCTGTTTGTCACGTATCTCGATCAGCGCTATAAGGCGCTGACCGGCAGGGCTAACCGTGACGATGAGATGGTGCACGCATACTCTGTGCTGTCTTCTGTCTTTAAGTCCATGCTGAGTGCAAACGGTGACTTGTTCAACGTCATCACGAACGATGTCATTGATGGAACCCAAAAGGCTCGTCGCGTCATCTATGACTTTTCGGCTCTGGTGGATCGTGGGAAGGGTGTTGCGATGGCACAGCTCGTCAATGTGCTGGCGTTCGCGGCTTCGGCCTTGGGCGAAGGTGACACACTGATCATCCACGGTGCTGAGTTGATCGATAAGGGTGTGAAGCCGTACATGACTGAGCAGTTCCAGCGCCTCTTCCGTCGCAATGGCCGTGTCGCCCTGTGCTACAACGGCGTGAAGGCGATGCTGGATGACTCGGAGTTCAACCACTTTGATGAGGCTGATTGGACGGCGCTCGGTGCGATGAGCGATGCTCTCGTGCCTGTGTATGAGAAGAAGCTGGCCAAGCAGATTCCTGTCGACATGACGAAGGTCATCACTCAACGAGGTGAGGGGCTCACATTCTTGCGACGAGGGACGGTCAACGTTGTCTTCAAGCGTGACCTTGCGCTCGGTCTCCATGCTCACGTGCGCGACATTACCTACGATGGAAGTGTTGCTCCCGGTCGACACAGAGGATCTGTGATGGCCCGGCAGAAAGCCCGCAAAAATGCTGAAAGGAAGAACAAGTGAACAAGAACCATGAAAAGAAAGGAGAGAGTTTGATGCTCACAAGCCGTGTTCGAGCAGTTCGGGGCTTCACCCGTGCGATGTCGTTTGTCGCAGCTGTGCTCATTGCCGTCTTTGGTCTCACCATGATCGGCGGAAGTGCGTACGCTGACAAGGACAAGGCTGAGAAGTATGACTTCTACACGCTCTCGTCTAACGTCACTGCCTACTTCTCCGATGCGACTAAGCCTGGTGAAGGCGATGGTCTCTCGGCGGATGAGGGCTGGACGACGATCGCTCAGAATGCCAGTGAGGGTGGAAACTTGCTGGGTTACGGAGACGATGATGTGTCGAGCTTCTCCGGCTGGCTCGTTTCTAAGGCCACGGGTTCATCGAACACGGTGGGTTATGACTCGTTGAAAGTTCGCGACAACGATTCGAGCAGTGCAAACTCCGCGTATAGCGGCGTTCTCGCATATGCGCAGTATGGCTCGCTGTTGAACGCGTTGGGTCTTGATTCCACGTCGACGGGTCTGGGGCTTCACTTCCAGAACATGGCGTTTGGTTCCATCATGGCCCTGCTGTATTTGCTCGCTGGTGGTATCGATACGATCTTCTCGGCTGTGATCTGGCTGCTAGAAACCCTCAACCCGTTCAAGCTCTTCTTCTCTGCGATCTCGGCATCGAGCGCCGCTATGGCCAACGGTATGACCGGTGGACAGGGTGTGCCGGTGTGGATGCAGAGTCTTGATACGTGGTTCAGCGGCTGGTATCAGGCTCTTGTGAACCTCTCGTGGACTGTGCTGATCCCACTCTTCCTCTTTGTGTTCATCATCTCGTCTCTCATGTGGAAGAAGGGTAATGCGCTCGGCGGCTTGAAGAAGCTGGTTATCCGCGTGCTTTTCCTCGGTGTGGGTCTGCCTCTTATCGGATCGATGTACACGGCTTCGCTGGGTGTCATGAAGGACGCGACAGCAGGTGCTGGTATGGGTGCGACGCGCGTTGTGATCTCCACCTTTGTGGACTTCGAGAACTGGGCGAAGAAGGACCGCCTTGCTGTGCCGGACAATGCCACGCTTCAGTGGGATTCGTCTAAGCAGGCTCCGACCGGCGCATCTGTGAACAAGCTGCGTCAGACGACTGTGGCGATCAACAAGCTTGCGAACTCGGGTGCATTCTCGTCTGTGTCGGATATTGATGTGTCTGGCCTTGGCTCTATCTCCACGGAGGCTGCGAAGGCAGATACGACATCGAGCGGCGGTCTGAAGGATTTCACCTATGTCGCTGCCATGGAGATGCTTCTGCGCTACACGACTGCTCAGTCGTACCAGGCATCTGACTTTGATACGGCCATTAAGGGTCGTATCAGCCAGCAAGCATCGAGCGGCCAGGAGCAGGTCAAGAGCTGTGCGACGACCTGGTTCAATGTCCAGGCCGATGGTTCGACCAAGGCTGATGGCAAGGGTTGTTCTGCGACCAAGGCATCGGATAATCCGGTGCTGAAGGTTCGTGAGGGATCTGGTCTCCAGGCGTCCGGTGAAAGCGGCACCATTACGTTCACGACGAGCGGCGATAAGTACGCTGGTGACTGGGTGATGCTCGGTGAGAACTTCAACGGTGCGAACTTGTCTGCGCTGTCCATGTATAACTACTTGAACACGACGTTCGACAAGAACTCGGCAACCACCTACTCGTCGAGCAACGCGGTGTCGTCTGCTACTCGTGAGTACCACAACTCGGTGAACCTGGTTGGTTCTGCTGGCGTGAGCTGGTTGTACTGGGTGAACGGTGCTGTGACTCTGCTCTGCTTCATTGTGCTCGGTTTGGGTTACGCATTCGGTATGTTCACCGGTGCGATCAAGAACTCGATGCACATCATTACGGCGGTTCCGTTCGCAACGCTGGGTTCCATGGCAGGTATCGCGAAGGTGGTTATCTACACCTTTACGATGATTACCGAGATCATCGCAACCATGTTTATCTACCGTCTCGTCCAGGAGATTATTCTGTCGATTCCGAGCATCTTCGAAGGTGGCTTGGAGCACATGTTCAACAGCATGGGCGGCTTCGGCGTCTACCTGAAGAACAGCGGTAACGTCACGCTCTTTACGTCGCTGGTGTCCACTGTGCTGCTGATTCTGTTGACGTGGAAGATGATGCACTTCCGTGGTGCGTTCGTGAAGGGTTTCAACGAGGCTGTCACGAAGATTGTCGATAAGTTCCTGGACACGAATGTTGCTCCCCCTGCTGGCGGCGGTAAGCTTATGCCTGCTCTGGCTGGTGGCGTTGGCGCAGGCGTTGGCTCTGCTGCTGCGAACCGTCTGATGAGTGGTCGCGGCGGTCTGGGCTTTGGTTCGGGTCGCGGCGGTGCATCGAGCGGCCTCATGGCTGGCTCCGGTGGCATCCAAGATGGAAACGGCGGTGTCTCGGGTATGGGCGGTGGATCGATGCTCTCGATCAACGGCACGGATGGTCCCGGTCCCGATGAGATCGGCCCTGGTGCATCCGGTGGTGATCCTAATGCTCCTGGTGGCGGTGGCGGCGGTTTGCTGCTCAGCGACGGGTCGGGCGGTGTGAACGTCGACAACAGCACAAGCAATGACAACTCCAGCGCACTGATGACATCCGAGTCGGATCGTCAGCTCGCAAGCGAGGTTGATGCACGCGGTGGTCTGTCTGAGCCCGCTCAGATTGAGGCTGGTCCGCAGGCTGATGCTGCCGCTTCGAGCAAGGTCGCCAACAACGCCGATGATGCTATGAGTGAGACGGCAGGGTCGATTCAGTCGACGATGGATGCTCATAACAAGGCTGATAAGGCGCGTGTTGATCAGGCAACCTCTGGTGTGAAGGCCGTGTGGCACGGTGGTAAGGCAGCTGCCAAGGCTTACTCCGGTGATGTCGCAGGCGCTGCTCAGGATGGCCAGAAGGCCCTGGGTGATGTCCAGAGTGCTCAGACCAAGGGTCAGGAGGCGAAGGCTCACCGTCAGTCAGCTGAGGCTCCGCGTCCTGTTCAGCCAGCGCGTCAGAGCCAACCACAGCAGACTCAGTCTCAGCCGCAGCGTGGTGCTGTGGGTGCCCAGCGACAGGCTCCTGCTCAGGCTCAGCAGCCTCGTCAGCCGAAGCTTCAGCAGTCGCAGCAGGCTCCGGCACAGACTGCATCCCCTGCTCCGTCGCGACCGGCACCGTCTCGCGGTGGTAGCTCGCGTTCGCTGAGTGCACCTCGTCAGGGTGCGTCTGGCAAGGCGAGCAAGGTCAGCAAGGCAGGCAAGGGTCTGAAAGGCCCGAAGCCGTCGGGTGGATCATCGATGCCGCCGATGCCTTCGTAAGAGTGTTCATGTGACACTCATGACGCCCTCGATTATGCTGGATCTCCAGTGTGATCGAGGGCGTTTCACTTGCTCGATGCACGTGGGTTGTGTAGTATGTATCTAGGTCATGAGTGTAGGCATCTGACAACCAGCCGGGCTCTGGCCAGATGCAACATGTACAACTACTTCTGAATGAAAGGAGAGATCATATGTCTCTCGATATTCTTGCTACTCAGACGCTGAACGTTCTCGATGCCCAGGCGAATCGTGCACTGTTCGCAATCGCAGATAATCCGCTTGTTGCGGACTGGGATCTGAAGAGCTTCCTCGTCAATGCGACGACCTACATCAAGTTCATTGGTGGTCTGGTCATCGTTCTGCTTGGCACGGCCGCCGTTGTGTGGGGTGCCTACAAGTTCTTCAGCAAGTTGTTCGGCGGTCAGTCCGCCGCGCAGACTTCCTGGGTCACTGTCGCGCTGCTCATCATTATCGGTGGTGCAGCCATGGCCGGTGGTGGATCCCTCGTCTTCGGTATCGCTGAGGGCGGTAAGACCACGATCGAAGACCTTGGAGGCGGCACGATTCTGCCGTATCTTCTGACCATGTTCTGATAACACAACCGATGGTCAAGATGGTCAAAAGGTCACTGTGACAGCCGGGGCCGGTCTATCCGGCTCCGGCTGTTGCTATCCACACGTTCACTCCCGGATTAAAGATAAAACGCAGAACACGAATCGAAAGGATCACAATATGGCATGGGGTAAAAACAAGAACGGTAAGAACGAGCATGCGTCTCAGAATGAGTCTGTGAATGACGTTCAAGATGATGCTGCCATGGACGCAGTAGAGGCTGACGGTGCTCCGTCCGGTTTCGCTGCGAAGTTCAAGGCATTCCAGACTCGCTTCAAGTTTGATTCGCACCACGCGATGGAGCGATTTGGTGTTGCCGTGGCTGTGTTCAGTCTGACGGGCGCAGCACTGCTGACTGGCGCAGGCGTGTCGTCGTACACGAACGCTCAGGAACAGCTCAGCGCGACGGCGATGTACACGCAGAGTTTTACGACCTCTCGCACGCAGGCAACCGGTCGCGTGATGGGTGTGTACACTGATCCGTCTAAGACTCGCACAATGGTGCTTCTCAACGCCCGTGACGAGGCACGTCTTCCTGCGAACGCGGATGACTACCAGGTGTTCCTGACGGGCACCGATCGCGAGCTCCATCAGCACTCGTTGAAGGGTAAGTCGATCACGGCTCGTTACGTGACGTTTGGTAACAACGCCAAGTACATGGCGGTTGTTCTGGATAACCCGAACGGTTTCGATCTCCAGATTCTCGATATGACGATTCGCATCAATCGAGAGATCTCCTACAAGGAGGGTGAGGGCGCGGCCAGTGAGCCCCAGTCCGGTGGATCGTCTTCGTCGAAGACTGATCCCAACGCAGGCGATAAGTCTTTCCAGCAGTACGATCAGATGCGTATTGCGTTCAACCCTGTGGCATCGGGATCTGTCCGCATGAACCTTGGAACGGCTGGCACTGAGTTCAACGCAGGCGATGTCTACCACGAGGCTGTGACTCGTGATGCTGAGCAGAAGCTGCGTGATGAGATGGATGGCCAGTTGCTTCAGATGAAGGCTGATCTGGCGAAGATCGATCAGTACACCTCGCAGATCTCTACGACTTCTGTGAACGATCGTGGCACGATGCTTCAGCTCAATGAGCCTGTCGTTCCCGATGTCATCGCAGGCGATCAGGTGACCGGTCAGGATGCGAAGAGCAGCAAGACCGGTGAGTCGACGTTGTTCTTGTCGTCCAAGACTGTTGTGCCCGGTGGCTATGACTTCGATTGGCGACATGGCACTGTGAACGAGGGTTACCTCGACCAGGTTGTCCCTAAGGGCATGAGCTACGTGGACTTCATGAAGTCTCAGGCTGCGCTGTCGACTGGTTCGCCGGATTGGCAGAAGGTTGAGTTTACTCTGACCAATGGCACGCCGTTGACCGCGTACACGAACCGTGACACGTTCGTGAAGCCATTGCTGGATTTGCGTAGCAATCTCATCACGTCGTGGCAGACCTATTACGACCACAAGAAGGCGTACCAGGTCACGTCCTACAACGATCTGCTCAATCTGGAGATCGAGCTGCGTAATGTGCGAACGAACACAGTGCAGAATACAAATGCCGATGTGCTGACGTTGTACTGAGTGCGGGACGTAACGAAACGAACGAAAAGGAGATAGGTATGAAACCAGAGGGGATTGAAAAGCTCCCTCAGAGTCAGGATGCCGGTATTGAACCGTCTGCTCAGCCTAATGAGCCCATGGACACGGGAACTGACACAGGAGCGAACGGTACCGATGTGATGGGTTCTGGTGGCGCTGAGCCCGGTGACGGTGGTCTGCTGGGTGACGGTATCCAGGGAGGCCAGGGTCAGGGCGGTGCTCGTAAGGCTGCGACCGGAGCTGCTGCCGGAGCAGCGGCTCCTGCTGCGGCGCAAGCTGCTGCGCTGACTGTGTTCCTCAATTGGCTCAAGACGGTGATGATGTCGATCATGGCAGCGGCTCAGTCACTGTGGTCTGCGATCACAGGTGCTGTTGTTGCAGCAGCAAAGGCTGTCGTTGGTTTCTTCACGGGAGCCGGTGCAGCTGTTGCCAGCGCACTAGGCGGAGCTGTATCGGCTGCTACTGCGACTGTCGCAACAGTCACAGCAGCGGTTGTTGGTGCGGTTGCGGTCATCACCGGTGGTGCAGTTGCTCTGCGTGACGGCGATATGGCTGCTCGTAACGATGGGTTGCTGGAATCATGCACCGTTGCTGTTGAAAACGCAGCAAAGGCAGCAGATGGCGCTGTTGGCGATGTCTCGGCTAAGACTGAAGAGAACGCGAAGACTGTCTACTCTGTACTTTCGGCGTGGGGTATGTCGGATGAGAATATCGCCGGTGTTCTGGGCAACTGGTCCCATGAATCCGGCATTGATCCGACCGGTGTGGAGACGATCTTTGACGAGAAGTTCACGATCGGTCCTCGTAAGCAGGACGCTGAGGCCAAGGGCTTCAAGATTGCACAGGTTGATCCTGCGTATTCTGCGCGTTTCCCTGCGATCGATCTCATGGGTATTGGCCTGGGACAGTGGACCAATGGTCGTAACGCACTGCTCACCGAGTATGCGCAGTCGATTGGTAAGCCGTGGTCGACGCTGGAAACCCAGCTCGGCTTCATGATCTCCAAGGACGATCCGGCTCGTGTGGCTCAGGTGAAGGCTCTGATCGACAACTCCGAGGGTGGTAGTGTCTCTGCGTCGACCTCGTACTTCCTCACGAAGTGGGAGGGTATCAACGACGGCACTCTGGGCTCTCGTGAGTCCGCTGCTGGTACCTGGTTTGCCAAGATGGGCGGCTGGGAGAAGAACAAGTCTCTGGCTGATTCGATCCTTGCTCAGTCGGGCAGCGCTGTGACGGGTGCGAATAACAGCTCTGTTGCTGCTGCCGCCAGCAAGTGCAAGTCGCACGGCGGCAAGGTGGATAACTCCACGATGGTCAAGGCTGCGATCTCTTACGCATGGCCGTACAACGACGATGGTAAGGGTAACGATGGCACCGACATCTACAAGTACCTCCACAAGGAGGTGCTCGGTGAGTCGGATAACTACTTCGCTTCGTGTGACCGCACCGTTGCCACGGCTGTTCGCTGGTCTGGTACTGACGATACGTACCCGGCTGGTGGCGTGTCCAACCAGCTAGAGTATCTTCAGGGTCAGGGCGGTTCGAAGTGGACCAAGATCGACTACAACGGCGATAAGAGCAAGCTTCAGCCCGGTGACATCCTCCTGCGTACGACCGGCGGTGTGTCGCACACGGTCATGTATGTGGGTGAGGATTCTGTGAAGGAAGTCTGGGGCGAGGGTAACTACGAGCCCCAAGGCGAGATCGTCTCGGGTTCGCTCAACGATCGCGCTCCGACAGTGGGCCAGTTCTACACTGGTTCGACGGGTCTCGATACGGACTACGTGGCGTACCGAAACACCACGAAGGAGTCTTCCTCGAAGTTTGCATCGGTGACGGTTCCGTCCACGATGCAAAAGGGTCAGGGCGATAAGAACTCTCGTCTGACCCCTGGTCCGTGATCATGTAGCATCACTCATGGCACCCCGTACTGGATGATTGCATCTGGTACGGGGTGTTGTGATACAATTGATTATGTTGATACACGAGTGAAATCACGTCAATGGAAAAGAGATAGAGAAAGGGAGTGATGACCATGGCGGATCGAATGAGCAAGCTCAGTGAATGGGCGAAGACACCAACGCCGAAAACGCATTGGAAGAGTGGCCAGGAATTGGCCGATGAGCTTGAACGTAAGAAGGCTCAGCGCGCCGAAAAGAAGGCTCACGACGACGGTGACGGTAAGAAGCGTCGTATCGATCTGAAGATCGCAGCGGGCTTGGGCCTGGCTGCGATGGGAATCGGCATTGCGATTGTTGGTACTCAGAGTGCTCCGATCGATCGAAGCGCTGAGATCCAAACGTTGACTGCGCAGGTTGCCCAAGCTCAGCAGGCATCCGAGGTTGTGCCCGATGTCGAGGGTGCGAAGGCGGCTGTGAATTCTCTCCAGGAGAAGAGCCAGCAGGTGGCTGATCTCCAGAACGAATACCGTGGATGGTCGACGAGCACCTCGGACGCAGATGCGCAGCGTGTGGCTGATCTACATGCTCGGCTTGCCGAGTTTGTACCTGATGGTGCTGCTGTGCGTTGGTACGCGCCACTGGCAAAAGACGCCTCGGGTCAGACGAGTGCCTTGCCCGCTGATCAGTACGAATGGGAATCGGTTGTCACGTACGGCGTGACAGACACGTCGGCACTGCCGATTGCATGGCTGTGCAAGAGTTCTGACGGCACGCTGTTGGCGTGGACGACGGCTACGTATGATGCTGCCTCGGGTACGTTCTCCGGTGTCCACACCGGAGTGACGACCGCTGGTGCGCGTTTGCTTGTCAGCGATGACACTGCTCATGAGAACGGAGTTGGTTGAGATGCAAGAGAACAAGAAGACGCCTGTTATTGCACGGTTCGGTGCGCTGATCGCAGGAAGCGCGATCCTCCTGGGTGGTGTCGGTGTTGCGGCAACGCACAGTGACCATGTGGCCGATGAGAATGCTCGCAACGAGGCTCAGGTGCAGCAGCTGCAATCGCAGCTCTCGTCGCTGGAAACGTCGACGACGAACAACCAAGAGGTTGTTTCGTCTGAGGCAACGGGTATGTCCCCGGCGCGTAAGCACAGCGATGACGAGAATATGAAGGCGATCATGAAGCAGGCGCTGACGTGGTCGAATGGCAACGAGTACATCTCTGCGCGACAGGCTCTCATTGATCGTTGGCATCTGGATGAGACCTCTCAGTTCCTCACGGTGTTCATGCCGGGGGAGGATGCAGGAGCCTGGCGTACGGACTCGTCCGGTAAGACGTATTTCGCTTATGAGGGCGCAAACTCGTCCCTCGACAGTTTCACGACCTCTGTGACAGACGTTGACGGCACGAAGTATACGTACTTTGCTGTCGTTGGTATTACGACCACGAGCACCGATGGCAAGGCGACGAGCACGTCGTACTCCACGATGCGTTACACGCTTGATAGCGATGGTTCGATCTCGGACATCACCGGTTGGGCCGGTGCTCCGGGACGCGATCGAACCTACTGAGCGATGATGGGTGCGGTCCCACTCGTTCTTCCACTTTTTCACCAATAACCTGAAAGGAATCTGTTATGAATCTGTCTTCTCTCATTAACACTGCTCGCACTCCTATGACGCTCGATGAGAAGGGTTCGATTAAGCGCAGTGCTCGCATGGGTGTCTACGTTGTGGCGCGTGTTATCGGCTTTGTTTCGTGGGTTCTTGTGAGCCTATGGATCATGCTGTGGGGTGCCCTGAAGGTCATCCCGAACATGGGTCGTCTTGTTCAAGATGGTCTTGGCGTGACGAGCGCGAATGCCCCGAGTACGGAAGCTTTCATCGCGTACTGGGTTGCTCCTATGCTGCTCATTACGATCGTGATCTCGGCTGGTGTGATCTGGCTGTGCGCACTGGGTCATCGTGGTATGAACAAGGTGTTTGCAGCGATGCGCCGTTGGGTTGATCGTGCTGAGTTCGACACGGGTGCCAAGGCCATTGATAAGTCCGACAAGTCTGAGAAGAAGGCGAAGAAGGCAGAGAAGAAGTCTCGCCAACGCTGATCGCGTTGGGGTATCCACCAACCAACAAAGAAAGAAGGAACATGAGTACAGTAACAGGCATGAAGCGCTCCAACCGTTGGGCGCGACACGCGCTATCGATGCGAGGCGTTGAGTCTCGTGAGGTCAAGGGTGAAGCTGACATCAAGGTGCTCGTTGACACCTTGTACTTCACCAATCATGGGGCCAGGTCGAATTACCGACCTGTCCTCCACGTCCGAGGTCGTCTTGTGGGACTTGTCCCCTACGGATCGCCTGAGATCGCCTATGGCGTGACAGAGGTGGATTTCGATCAGATGGACGGCGGTGCGACAACCGTCGATGCATTCTACGAGTTCACCGACGAGCAGCTCGTGTCGCTGGTCGAAAAGGGTTTCTTCAACGAGGGCTTTGAGCCACCCAGCGATCTGCTCAACCAGGTGTGGATGCTCCCGGCTCACTATGAAGGTGTTGTTATCGCACCTCGTAACGAGAACGAAGCACCCCTGGCATTCCTCGATGTCGTCGATCGGGATGGTCTGGTCGTTGATGCTGTGACATCGGGTCTGGATCTGTCCGACTACTTCCCGGACTACCTCGCTCAGATCCGTGCTCGTGATCATGAGAGCGAGAAGGCTGTCGATCATGCGCTGGAGCGCACGGATCACGTGAATGATGTCTTTGCTGGGATGGAGTCTCAGTTCGATGACGAGGGTACCGATGGTCGCACCAACGAGGCCGAGGGTGCATCGATCGCTCAGGCTCTCAGCGGTGAGTCGACCGTGCTGCCCGTCATGGACTCGCCTCTCTTCGATGCGCTCATGCGCAACGCTCAGGCGGCTCAGCAGGCGCAGGAGACTGAGCCGGAGATTGAGGCTGAATCCGAGATCCAGTCCGCGCCTGAGGTCGAGGCTCAGCCTGAGGTCGTTGACGACGCTGAGAACCAGCGCGCAACCCTGACGACCGATACTCTGGCGTTGACCTTCCGTGAGGTCGTGGCCGATGTCATCAACACCTCGGTTGCTCAGAACGCGCCTGAGATTCTGGCTCAGCCCGAGGTTGATTCGATCGAGGATCTGCACGAGGCTGTCGCTGATGCTGAACGAGACACGGAGCGCAAGCGTCTGTCGGCTCGTGAGGCTGTTGAGGCGGCGGCACCGGTCGCAACGGCGGACGAGATTGATGCTGCTGATCTCGATGATCCAGAATTCTGACATCATGAGCAGCAAGTAATGACAGGGGCGGTGGGGCATACCTGCCGCCCCTGTCGGCACTGCACTGTATGTATTCAACGATCTTTATTTAAAAAATAGATGCGATTTGAAGTAACTTGAAAGAAAGGTGTGTCGATACCGATGAGCTTGAAGCAGAGCATTGTTGTTGTCAACGAGTTCAGTGTGCCAACCCCAGGCTCGGGCAAGCATGGTGGTTCTCGTGGTGGCACACCCGGTGCTTACGTGATGCGCTATATGGCTCGTAAAGGCGCAACTGAGCCTGTGACGCCTATTCGTCGACGTGACACTGAGGATTTCATCCTGCGCTATATGGCACGAGAGAGCGCCACCGAGAAAGCCGTGTCGAGGCATCAGCTCAAAGACAACGTGCTGCATGTGTCCGGTCAAGGCGGCGTTGCATTCGGTTATGGTCAGCCGTCGTTGTCTGATGAAGGCGTGCGCCGTGCCAGTGCTGACATTCAGCGTTTGTTCGACAAGGGGCACACGGTGATGAAAACCGTGCTGTCTTTCAGCCCTGAGTATCTTCAGGAGACGGGCGTCGTCCCCAAGGGCTTCGTCGCACAGAACAAGGGCGATTACCGAGGTCATATCGACCAGATGCGTCTGCGTATGGCAATCATGCATGGTTTGGGGCGTATGGGGCATCGTTTTGATGACCTGCGCTATGTGGGCGTCATCCAGGTTGATACCCTGCATGTTCACTGCCACCTTGCCATGGTTGATGCTGGGCTCGGTCGACGTGTGCGTACAGAGAAGGGCATGCAACAGAAGGGCAAGCTCACCAGCACGGATATATCGCTCTTGCGACGAGGTGTTGACTCGTGGCTTGATGAGAACCAGCATGTGGCACACATGTCCAGTGCCGTGGGCTATGAGCGCATGAACGTTGCTGCGTTCGTGAAGCGTTGGGCTCATGAGAAGGTGCTCGATGAGTCACTACCCCAGTTGTTGTTGGCGTGTCTGCCTGCTGACAAGACGCTGTGGCGTTACGGGTCTCATCGACCGGAGATGCGACGTGCGAACAGTGTTGCGACAGAGCTCGTCACTGAGTTGCTCGATCGCCCTGGTTCCCCCATGGGATCAGCCATGATCGCTGTGGAGACATATGCGAACCGTCGTGCTCATCGCGAAGGTCTGAGCGATCAGGAGAAACGAGCGCTGATCCATCGTGGCCATGAGACGATCATGGCGCGTAGCATTAACGGTTTGTATCAAGTGCTGCAATCTCTTCCACCCGAGGCTCTTTCTGTACGTACACCGATGCTCACTGTGATGAGCCAGGATGTCGAGACGCTCATGGCAATGCAATCTCAGCGTATGAAGACTCAGGCTCAGGGTGTGAGCGCTGATGATGATCTGGTTGGATTCTCACTGCGCCTTCGATCGTATGGAGCTCGTCTACGGGAACATGATACACAGCGTGAGTATTGGCGTATGCGTGCCGCTGACTGGGAAGCCGGTCTTCAGGCAGGCGCAGTATCCCCGCAGTCTGAGGTGATGCACAGGCTGTATCTGGAAGAAGAGGAATACCACGCTCGTTGCGTGAGTAAGTACCGATCGTTGCTCGGGCCACTAGCGGTAGGTGTCGACGGGCAGCACCGCGATGACGACTCGTGGAAAGACGTGTTGGAGTCGGTGGATAAGCGACGCGAGGCAGTCGTGGGTCTCGAAGCTCTGCTGGCAGATCGCTCGATTCCGAAGATGAAGGATGCTGATGAAGCTGAAAAGCTTGGTGTTGCTGCTCACGGCGTGAGCGGTGGACGCTTGCTGGTAGCTGGCGGCAAAGCTGGTCGGACTACTTTGAAGCAACGCTTGGAGCGAGCTCGCGCATCGCTGGCGTCTCGAACAGCCGATCTTGTGTCGATGCTGTCCGGGAAAGGACTTGTATTGCAAGCGATACAAGATGATGCGCGGGACAGTAATGAGGATAGTCAGGACGATCGTGGTGCCATGAGCGTGGTGCCAGGGGAGCGATGGGCACTGTCTCAGACGAAGGGTATGGATCTGCACGACGTGCGCTCGGATACTGTTGTGGATATGGCGCTTGGTCGCCATGTTGCTGATCGGTTTGTGACCTGGGCTCACAGGCGTCAACGTCTCATCGACGATGCACAAACGTATCTGCATGAGTCTGGTCAGGAAGACATCATCGAGATGGTTCTCCCTCTTGATGATACCCGTCGTATGAATCGCGTTGCTGATGATCTGGAACGCCAGATGTCAGCGAAGAAGACAGGGGATCTTATTCTCACGAGTGCTCTCAGTGATGTGGTGCCAGTAGCGAAACGTGTTCGCCGTAGCGCAACGGTGACGTTCGATGAAGGTCTTGCCGGAATCGTGCGGACAAGCACGTGGAGCGAGACTGAGCGTTTGGTACCTCAGCTGGAACAGGTGTTGGAAGAGAGCGAGACTTCATCGATGGATTCCGTGGATTCGATGGAATTGGGATGAGATTCGCCTTGACATTCAGGATTTCTTTCATCTATGATGAGAGAGCGCTGCATGGAACAAGTCCATGTATGTGAGAGGGCTGATTAACCCTCGACCGACATCCTGCGGGATGAGATGAGAAAGGAGGGTGGTCATTATGGCTACTCTACGTGGTAAGGGTTCGATGAAGTCGGTGGAACTGGTCGTTGTGGAGTATCCCAACGCTCATTCCAAGGATGGCAAGCGTGCCTTCCTCGACGTGATGGTTCGACCTGTTGAGGGCGCTGCTCATCAGCGAGTTCCTCACCTGGTTTCGACCAAGAAGGAACTCGACGGTAAGACCGTCTACGATCATCAGGCTGGCTACAGCGCTTCTCAGCGCGATGCGTTCGTTGCGGCTGCGGGCGATAACATCGTCCAGATGCCGGATCGCAACGGTCGACCTGGTCCGACTGTTTACGCCATTCAGGCGGATGTCATGTCCGCTTCTGGCAAGCAGACCGGCTTGGTCATCAACTCTAAGACGGTGAAGCCGTCCGAGTTGGAGCCGATCGACGAGAACATTCTCGATACGATCTACGCCGCTTCCAAGGCTGCTGCTGAGGCCGACAAGGCCCGCAAGGCGGCTGAGAAGGAGGCGCAGACCGAGGCTGCTGCCGAGGCCCAGGTTTCTGAGCCTGAGGCCGAAGAGGTTGCCGAGATCGATGAGCCTGAGTTCTGATCGAACCTGATCTTTCACGGTGCCGCCCCTGCTGGTTTTTCCAGTGGGGGCGGTTTCCTGTTTCTATAGCAGTCCCTAATTATGCTAGAATGACTGGTACACCAGCCTAATCGATTGAAAGATGGAGGAAAGATTTGTTTGATGATGATCGTTTGAACGATGCATATCCGTTGCTTCGGGATTTTGCGGCTAAGCTTGCGCCGCCTGCTCGTGACATCGTGGGCCGAGAGAATGAGAAGATCTCTCTCATGAGCTCTCTGGCTCGCCCTGAGATGTGTAACGTGATTCTGTTGGCCCCACCTGGTACCGGTAAGGCTCATCCGAATGATGAGTTGATCCCTGTTGCCGATGAGCGTGGATACGTGCGTGTGGGTCTGCTCAAGGTGGGCGATCGTGTGTTTGATGAGCACGGTGAGCCTGTGACCGTGACGGGTGTGTTCCCTCAGGGGATCAAGCGCGAGTACGTTGTGGTGACGAACTATGGCGATCAGGTGCGCTGCAACGATGAGCACCTGTGGACGGTGCGCTCTGTCAATGAGACAGATGGTGATGCAGAGGGTGCGCAGCAAACGATGTCGCTGCGTGAGATCATGGATGTGGGACTTATCGGCCCCGATGGCGCACTCATCTGGCAGCTTCCTGCCTCTGGAGCACTTGTGCGACAGAGTCGTCTTCTCCCGGTTGACCCTTATGTGTGTGGTGCGCTGCTGGGCTGGGGCGTTCGCATCGATGAGCGTGGGTACGTGACCGTTCCCAATGAGATGCCCGATGAAGTCTTTGCGGCTATCGAGGATCGCATGGGGTGGGAGCGCGTGCATGATGGTGGTGAGCGTTCGACGTTTATCAACCGTGCGACAGGTAAGCGTCTGACGCCTGATGAGGTGATGACTCATCCGGTGATGACGAGTGTCATCGTCAAGCCAGAGAATCAGCGTCATATTCCGTACACGTACATCACCAGCTCGGTGAAGGATCGAGAGACTGTGCTACGAGCACTGCGAGACAGTGAGTCGTACCGTCTGTCCCAAGGGACTGCATGGGTTGTTGATGCTGATATGCGTGAGCTAGAGCGTTCTCTCGATGTAACTGGTGATATGATCGCTGAAGTGATCGACACTGGTCGTGACGTCGAGATGACGTGCATCATGGTCGACTCTGAGACGCACCTGTATCAGGTGGGTCGAGCTCACGTTGTTACGCACAACACGGTGCTGGTGCAGTCTTGTATGCAGGATGATCCAGAACGGATTTATTTGGAAGTCGACATGGCGAAGATGATCGCTAACCTGTCGAATCCTGAAGAGATGGCGGCGCGCCTCAAGGCTCTGTTCGACGAGGCTGAGAGTTTCTCGCAAGCCGAGGGTCGAGAGATCGTACTGTTCATTGACGAGTTCCATCAGGTGGTGCAGCTCTCTGCTGCTGCTGTGGAAGCGCTGAAGCCGTTGCTTGCTGCCTCTGGTTCGCGTGGTATTAAGGTCATTGCTGCGACCACGTATGACGAGTTCAATGCTCATATCGCATCGAATCTGCCGCTTGTGGAGCGACTGGCGCGTATCAACATTCCTCAGACGAATCGTGAGGTGACGATCGCGATTCTGAAGGGTATGGCGAAGAAGTATGATGTCGATGAGGGGATCTTCAACGATTCTCTGTACGAGCAGATCTTTGATTACACGAATCGATACGTCCCTGCCTCCGTGCAGCCTCGTAAGTCGATCCGTGTGCTCGATGCGATGGTGGGACGCCATCGTTACCTGGGTGAGCGAATGGACAAGAAGCTCCTTGCGGAGGTTCTCAAGATCGAGTTTGGTGTTGAGGTGGAGATTGACGTTGATGCCACAGAGATCAAGTCTGAACTGGATAAGCGCGTGTTCAGTCAGGACTTTGCCACCACATCGATCGCTCGTCGTTTGCAGCTGTGTGTTGCGGGTCTGAATGACCCGAATAAGCCGATGTCATCACTGCTGTTCACTGGAGCCACAGGTACGGGCAAAGGGACTTTGGTCAACGAGCGGATTCCGGTGTTCACCGAAGACGGTTCTGTGTCATGGAAACGAGCAGGTGATCTTGTTCCTGGCGATAAGGTGTTCGATCAGTACGGGCAACCTGAGACGATTCTCGGTGTGTTTCCTCAGCCTGTTCAGGATGTTTACCGTGTGCATCTCAGCGATGGTCGTTCGTTGGTTACGGATGGTCCACATTTGTGGGGCGTATATCCAACCAAGCGTGATCGTGAATTGGGAATGGTTGTGATGAGCACGCAAACGCTTATGCAACGTTTGGCTCAACGTGAGACACAAGTTCGCGGTAAGACGCGTTTCTCGGTGCCTATGAATCGTGCTGTTCAGTGGCCTGAGCGTGAACTGAGTGTTGATCCCTACGCTGTGGGTGTGATGATTGCCGATGGATGTTTGTCGCCAACGGTCAAGGCTCTGACGATCTCATCTAATGACGAATTTGTCATTGCGAAGTTTGCTCAGCGTATTGGTTCTGCTGATTATCGATCGGTTCTTACACACAAGGATCGAAAGAATGGTGGGAACTATAGTTGGGTTTTCCCCACTGGGGAAAAGATCGGCAACAAGGATCGTTTGGTACAAAAGGCGAGCCTTATCTCATCGTTTGAGGGCTTGATGGATCGTTACTCAAAGGAACGGTTTATTCCTGATGAGTATATGGTGGCATCAGTTGAGCAGCGATGGGATCTGGTTCAGGGTTTGTTCGATTGCGATGGGACGATTCAGTCTAAGGATGGTGGTCGTTACAATGTGTCGTACTCAACTTCTTCGGAGAAGTTGGCATACCAGGTCCAAGAGCTGTTGCTGTCACTCGGTGTTATTTCCACAGTGACGTATGTTGATCGAGATAATGGTCAAGGTAGTGTTTCGCGTGAGTTTACGGTGCGTGTGCGTTCGGCTAATGCCGACAAGCATCGCTTCTTTAGCCTGCCTCGTAAACTTGAGATCGTTGAACGAGCTGCTCTTAGCCCGCGTAAGCATGTGTGGGATTACGACTATGTGGATATTGTGCGCGTGGAGAAACTTGATCGACAAGAAGCCACAGTGTGCATCTACGTTGATCACCCCGAGCACCTGTACCAAGCCGGTGATTTCATCGTGACGCATAACACCGAGGTCACCAAGCAGCTCGCAAAGATCCTGTTTGGTGATGATCAGCGACATCTTATTCGTTTCGATATGACCGAATGGGGTCGTGACGACAGTGTGGATCTGTTCCGCGAAGAGTTGTCGCGTCAGGTGTGGGCAACCAGTCACTGCGTGCTGCTCTTTGACGAGATCGAGAAGGCATCCCCACTTGTTGTACGTCTGCTGCTTCAGGTGCTCGATGATGGTCGACTCTCTGACAAAGACGGGCGACAGGTGTCGTTCCTGAACACCTACATCGTGTTGACGACGAACGCTGGTTCGGAGATCTACCGCACCATCGGTGAGTACAACGCTGATGATCATGGTAGTGAGGCCAGCATGCGTGAATATGAGAAGGTCATCGAAGAGTCCATCAAGAGCACGGATGGCGGTAAGTTCCCGCCTGAGCTCCTGGGACGTATCGATGCGATCGTGCCGTTCCAGCCGTTGTCACGTCCTACGTTGCGCAAGATCATGATGAAGAAGCTGAGTGCTCTCAAGGCCGATGTGAAGCGTAAGCACGGTATCGATCTGACGATCGATAAGCGTGTTGTCGACTTTCTGGTGGAAGACGAATCGCGTAGTGACTCTGATGCTGGTGGTGCACGTGACATGGTGCGTCGCATGCAGCGTTACCTTTCGACGGAAGTCGCAGCGTTCATCAACGAACACCCCGAGGAACGTGTGATCGCAGCCAAGATTGACGGCACGCTACGCAGCGAAGATGTGAATATTTTGAAGTCTGATGCTCGTGTGGTTGTCTTGCCATACGACAAGCCACAGGCTTAGTCATATCGAATCTGCTCGTATGCGAGCACATTTGGCACAAAGTGTGATACCCTCGTATACGAGTGCAAACACAGTGTGCTTGCCGGTACCTGCACACATTCCCAATGATGCAGGTACCGGCTCACATACAACCGAATCGATCGAAAGGATTTGTCTAGATGCTGTTTGGTAAGAAGGACGACACCAAGGTCGTCGACGAGCAGGTCGCTTCTGCCCCTGTTCTTGATAAGAAGGCTCAGAAGGCTGAGGCCAAGAAGGCCAAGGACTCTCTGGCGCTTGTCATCGATGAGACGGAGCCCGGTGCGGCTCTCGATCTCATCCGTAACAACGAGCGTTGGGCACTCCCCAATGGGGCTGGTGTCATCCTGTCTCTCCCCGTTGATGCACCCATCGAAGAAGGCGGTATCGGTGGCCTGGGCAAGGTCTCGTCCAAGGGGGACGAGAACAAAGGCTCGATTCTCCAGCGAATCGCTGACGATAAGATTCAGGTCCTGATGACCCAGGATATGCTTCGTCACAACATTTTGGGCATTATCCCCACAGAGCAGTCTCTGAGCCCCGAAGGCATGGGTGAGTACACCCTCTTCGACAAGGCTATTTTCATGCTCACGTCTGTTGACACGCGCGATGGGGCTCTCGTTGTGAACCCGATTCACTATGACGAACTGGCCGGTGTTCTCGACGTGCCTACTGGGGATGCCGATACGGTTACCCTGGCTCAGGCACAGGCTGTCTCGTCTGGTGCCGTGACTCTGTCGTCCTTGATCCCCTCGCTCTGGCGTCGTCTGGGCGGCGAGGTTGACACTGAGTCGGTTGATTCGGAGTCCGAGGATTTCGTTGAGGATATTCCTGCGCCGCCATCGGCCCCAATGAACGACGTAAACGACGCAGATGAGTCTCTGGAGAACGTTGACAATCTCCCGGATTTCGACCCTGACGAGGTTCCAGATGAGCCTCTGGAAGACGAGCTTCCGTTCGATGAGGACTCGTATGACGACGATGATGCTGACATTGAAGATCCGTTCAAGGATCTCGATGTTGCATCGGATGCTGACACTGAGTCGGTGGAGGATGTTACCGAGGTTGCAGAGAACCCCATTCCTGCCCCTGTCGTCGACAACCGTGTCTTCGATCGTGAGGCGGTGCGCAATACGATGGCGCGCAGGTTCCTCGATGAGGATCTGGGCTTCACTGTCGACATGACGCCGTTCAATGCTCTGTTCGGTCACGAAGAGGACGAAGCGAGTCGTTTCTCCCTTGACCATCTCAGCGATGAGAACTGGTTGGATGGTCAGATCAAGCTGCTGTCGCAGCAGGCGAATGATGCACTGGCTCAGCAGCGCCGTCGTGACATCGAAGAGCTGCGCGATCTTTACTTCTCGCTCGTGTCGAACACGGGTGACGAGATCGCTGCTCAGATGAGCACTGGACCTGGTGCTGACAACGTGTGGGCTCAGACGCTGGCTGAGGCTGATGCGAACGCTGAGAAGTCTCGTGAGAGCCTCGTGGACATCGTGGGTGCACAGCGCGCCGCCATCATCGCCAAGTACGAGAAGGATAAGGAAGAGGATGCGCAGGCTAAGGCCGTGGAGGCGAAGTCTCTCTACGACGTGCGGCACAAGCCCAGTCTCGATCGAGAACTCGATGAGATTGAACCGAATCTCCGTGCGACCATCGACGAGGATTACACTCTTCGTCGTCGCCAGATTCTCGATGCGCGCAAGCAGTCTGCGCAGGCTTCTTTCGACGCGGCTCTTACTCGCGTGATGGATCACCTGATTCAGAAGCGCTCTGAGCAGGTTGCCCGTGAAGCGGAGCTCATGGAGCAGTTCCGTGACGATATGGGTCAGTTCTTGGATGAGAATCGCAAGGAAGACATCGCTCGTGCCGAGGCTCTGCGAGAGCAGTTGTCTCGTGAGAATATCGTCGAGCAGAAGACTGCTGAATTTGCTGCTCGTGAGAAGGAGCTGCATGAGCAGATCGCGCGTGAGCGCGAAGAGGCCGAGAAGCGTGCTCTGGCTACTCAGGAGGAAACCAATAAGACTCTGGCGCGTATGCGTGAAGAGTGGGCTGTTCAGTTGGCTCAGGCCAAGGCTGAGGTCGAGCGTGCGAATGCGCGCACGGAAGAGGAAGCCGCTCGTGTGAATGTGGTGCGTGAGGAAATCTCGCGTCAGTATGAGAGCCAGATTGCTTTCCTGGAGAACGATCAGAAGACGCTGATGGCGCAGATGGACCGTGAGAGCCTTGTCGCCAAGCGCGCCAATCGTCTCTACATCGCCTTGGCGGTGCTGGTCGCTCTCGCGTTCCTCGCACTGGGTGTCATCGCTGGCATTCTGATTCACACTGCGTTCGGTGATGCACATACCGCAGCTGCGGCGATCGCTGATGTCTCGGCACAGGTGAGCACCAATAGCGCAGCATCAATCGGTGTGTAATGCACGATGGTGTGATCACATAGAACAAGAGGTGCGGTGAGGGTTATCCTTGCCGCACCTCTTTTCTGTGTCTTTATCATCGCTTTCTCTGGTATGATTAGGTTGGTGAATCAACCGAATCGAAACGACGTAAGAGAAAGGTAGAAAGGTGGTGCATATGGCTTTCGGACGAAAGAAATCCGGTGGAGCAGCGCCCCGTGAACACGGTAGCCAAGCGTGGAACCAGTTGGGTAAGCAGGATGAGCTTGACTCACTGGCTTATCAGGATGTTCATGGTGACCAGCAGCTAGAACGTAGTGACATCGAGGCAAAGATCTCTCCGGTGTCGCGCGAAGTCGCATCGGCTGTTGCCGGTGTGCTCGTCTTCATCCTCGTGTGGGCATTGTTCTCGTTTGGCACGATGGGTGTGACCATGGGCCGTGACGCCCTGTGGCGTTCGTCTGTTCCGAGCTACGCAGTACAGAACAAGGCTCTGACGAAGGAGCTGGGCAAGCCTGTGTGGAGCGAAGGGTGTTTCTCCCCAGCTCTGGAAACAGGTGAGATCGATACGTCCGATGAGACGTGCTATGAGGATGCTGAGGATGTTCCTGAGCCACAGTGGCACGTGGATGCCGTCGCAGCAGAAAAGGCTGATCGAGATGCTGAGTTGGCTCAGCGTCCGAACAGTGCGATCGGTTGGATGCTGTCGTTCGATTGGCTGAAGTTCGTCATGTCGTCGATTGCTGGTCTTGTTGTGTGGGGCTTGCTGCGTATGCGTTTGCTGCGCAACCTCAAGGCGCAGAATCTCATGCGCGATACCACTGACATCAACCAATACAAAAATGACCAGCACGTAGCACTCCCCGAAGAAGTGCGTGAGCGTTTCGATGTGGTGCCTGATGTGGGTGCGCACACGGGCGTGAGTGCAACGACGCTGATCTCTCACTCGATGGTTTCGAACAAGGGCATCGAGAAGGTCGCGTTTGCACAGCGTGCTGAGAAGGACATTCTCGATGAGGATGGCGATGTGGCTCTGTTCGAGGGAGAAGCTCTCACGGACGACAATGGCGATGTTGTGATCAAGATGGTTCCGATGTTTGACGAAGAGTTCGGCACAGCCCTGTGGAACGCATCAGGACTGCCGGATAACAAGCAACTGCGTCGCCGTCTCGATCCTCGTAACGTGCCGTACAACCCAGGCAATGCCAACCGAGATAAGCTCAAGGGTTTCAATACCCTGGCTGATCTGGTGAACGGTGAGTGGGAACTTCCAACGTATGAGCCACAGCGTCCGGCTGGCGTCTACTACGTGGATACAGCTCCTGCGAACACCATGATTCTGGCTATGACTCGTGCCGGTAAGGGTCAGACGTACATTGAGCCAATGCTCGATATTTGGATGCGTCAGAAGCGTCCAGACAACATGATCATCAATGATCCTAAGGGTGAGCTCTTGGTGAAGAACTACGTCCGTGCCACCATGCGTGGATTCCAGGTTGTGCAGTTCAATCTCATCAACGCGATGAAGACTGACATCTACAACCCTCTGGGAATGGCGGCTGAGGCTGCTCGTGAAGGCGATCAGACCAAGTGCGCGCTCTACGTTGAAAACATCGCAGACGTGTTCTTCCCTGTGGACGGCGCAGAAGACCCTGTGTGGCCGAATGCTGCAAACAACGCGTTCAAGCGTGCAGCATACGGCTTGATCGACTACTACCTGGAAGAAGAGCACCAGCTGCGTCAGTACGCGATGCGTCACGGTATGGATCAAAAGGTTCTGGAGCAGAAGCTTGATGCCATGTGGGGTAAGGTCACGCTCTACAACTGCTACCAGCTGTTCGTGCAGCTCACGAGTAAGAAGCGCAAGTCTCCGATGACTCAGGTAAACGAGCGCATCAAGAGCGGGTACTACGATCAACAGTCGTCCGATCCTGATGAAGTCGACGCTCTGATCGAGCACGATAAGATGCAAGCTGAGCGTATCGAGTTCCTGTGGGAAGGCAAGCCGGAATCTGACCTGCTCACCCTGTTCTTCAACGCTACTGAGGCATTGCCTCAGTCGACGATGCGTACGCTGATCGCTAACGCGAACAACGCGCTGCGTGCAATGGCAGGGGCTGAGAAGATGCTCGCGTCTGTGTACGGTATTGCCATTACGGCAATGAGCTTCTTTACTGATCCGACGATCTCGACGTTGACCTCTGGTACTCCGTCACAGAACACGGATCTTGGTGGCCTGTCGTTCCCTCGTCGCTTCGGTGTGCGTTTCGCTCAGAACTTCACCAAGCGTGATGGTCTCATTGGCGCTCAGGCGAAGTGGGATGCGTTCGATGATCCTGAGTTGAAGCACAATCTCGGTAAGGATTTTGAGCACGAAGATACCGTGGTTCGAGAAGGATGGGCTCGGTACTACTTCGACGGTAAGTTCCCTCACGATGTGGCGTACTTGCGACTGCGTTTGTTCAACCCTCAGACGGGTGTGTTGCTCAAAACGTTCTACTTCCAGTTCACGAAGGGATACCAACTCTCGTTGAATGGTCGTAAGTTCGTCAAGGATCCGATCACGGGTAACAAAATTATCCGTAATGGTGTTCTCGTGGAGATGGTGAAGGGTAAGAACGGGGTTCTTGTTCCTGGTCACCTGAGTTATCCGGCAACACGTCTGTTGGATAAGGCGGGGAGCCTCAAAACTGTACGAGAGAATGTTCCTGCGATTATTCTGTCGTCGGTTCGTTACTCGGAGCAGCCGAAGGCTGTGTTCTTGGTGACGCCACCTCACTTGATGAAGTACGCGAAGCTCGTACTGATTCTTGTGAAGCAGTTGGTGGATTTGAACTTCGACAAGTCGTACATGACAAAGGCGAACCAGAAACCGCTCTACAAGACGCGCTTCATGCTCGACGAGCTCGGTAACCTCCAGTCTGAGGGTCACGGTATTGCTGGCTTCGAGACCATGCTGTCGATTGGTCTGGGTCAGGAGCAGCAATTCACACTGATTCTTCAGACGTTGCAGCAGGCCAGAGACGTGTATGGCGACAGTGTAGACAAGATCATCCAGGGTAACGTGGCTAATATCGTGTTCCTGAAGTCGACGGACGACACGATGATTGAGACGCTGGCCAAGATGTCGGGTACTCGCCACCGTGCGGTGCGCGATTCGAAGACGGTGACTCAGGATACTGAGCGCCTCATCGAAGGCTTGAACGTCGAGGGCAAGGTGTCGTATACGATCAGTGCGAAGGAAGAAAGTGTCATCGGGTACAACGATCTGGCATTCTTGCCGGAACGTAACTCGATCATCTTCTCTGCGGGTATTTCCCCTATTTGGAACCGCAACGCTGAGATCTTGCCGATGTCGTGGCGCTTGTTCAGCAACACCATCAAACACCCTGGTCGTGAGTACTCACTTCAGACGATTCCGACCCTCTCGTCGGCGCTTGATTTCGATGTGCGTCTCAATCAGCCGAACTTCATGAAGATGCTCGATAAGCGTATCGAGCAGGCTGCGAATGCGGCTGAGGCGATGGAGTTGTACCAGGAGGCATACGATCTGGATGATTACGGCATCTCGATCCTGGATCCTGATGTGTACTCGGCTGAGGTCATGGACCTCATCGCGTCGATTGAGGAAGAGCGTAAGGGTCACGACATGGAGAACGAAGAGTACGACATGGACAGTGACGAGGCTCTGCGTGCTCAGTTGGGATCTGGCTACGATATGTTCAACGAGGATGACGAGATTAACGAAGATGTCCGAGAGGATCTCGCTGTTCGTCAGGAGATGTTGGCTGATCGAGCCAAGATGCGCTATGCGGAAGGTCAGATTAGCCGTGAGAATCTGATGAGCGAGAGCGGGCATGTGTTGCACCACCTCGATGGCGACATCGTTGCTGCGTATCGTGAAGCGAAGCACGCAATGGTGGATGATGCTCGGTTCTTCCGAACAGACGAGAACGGTTCGCTGTGCTCGCTGGATGGAAAGGTCTACATCAGTCAGGGTGTGTCGAGTGATGAGCTGCGTACTCTTCGGGATGCATCGTCTGATCAGACGAGCGGTGTGTATGCTGACGATGACTCGATCTCTGAGATCGAGGATCTAGGTTCGTGGCGAGTCCATGACGCGTTCTACAAGTTTTTGCACGGCTTGGAGTCGTGGGAGGATCTCGGCGGAGGTGCTTTCGATCGAGTTATTGCGCGAGTGTTTGAACGTCGTGAGAATGAGTGATCGACTGATGTAGTGCCATACACAGAGGGGGTAACTAGCTAGTTACCCCCTCTGTGTATTCAGCAGCGTTCAACGTGTTTGATCCATCGGGTCTTACCTGCGTCATAGATCCTGTGAGATCTATTGACGAAGCTTGATTCTGCCGGAACAGTATGGGCAACCGGTCTTTTTAGTTGTGCGGCTATACGGTGTTGCCTTCCACGTGTGATCAGAATTTGTGGAACACTGCCAGAGCACGGATGCGTTTGATCCCGGTTTGAGAGTGGTAGCGAGAGATTGATCAACGAGTTGTGCGGCTAGGTCGGGATGTGTGGTTGCCAAGTCGCTCTGACCAGAGACGGCGCGGCGACCTGAGCATTGAGGGCAGCGCGTCCCTTGGCGTGCGACGTTACTGAGTGGTGCAGTCCAGTGGTCGTGTGCGGGGTTACCACACCAGAATTCGACCTTCTTATTGGAAGACCCGGTAAGCTTTGTGCGTAGGCTTTTATCGACCATGAGAGCAGCTGCTTCGGGGTGAGTGGTGGCAACGTCGTTGACACCAGGAATGACAGTCTTTCCGTTACACACGCTGCACCCGGTGGGGTTTTTCGACGCAGTGCGGTTCATAGGGCTGGCCCACCACACGTGACGAGAATCAACAGGACAACGCCACTGGACTTTCTTGTCTGAACCGCGAGCGATCGATCGTAGAGATTGATCAACGAGCTGATCAGCGAGAGCGGGGTTGAATTGCTCAAGAGTCTGAGAGGGTTTTCGTGGCATGGTGTGCGCCTCCTTTTCAGATGGTGTTTATATGGTTCAGTGTATCATAGATGGGTTGCTATATACATTCGTTTCCCTTGTGTTTCCAGTCGAAATACGGTGTTTCGTCGGGTAGAATGGGAGGGTAATACCCGATCGATCCAGTGGATCGAAACTCCAGGAAGGAGAATGCGTTATGCAAACGCACAATGCCGGACTTCGGCGTTACATGTACGAGCATATGATCGCTCGTACAATCAATCGAACCTCAGAGTTGACCAAGACTCCGATTCTTGTATCTCAGGGTCGACGCCTGAGGGATCTCATGGAAGAGCGTCTCAACGAACAAGGCCGTTCTTTCAACGATGGTGATCTACCTGTTGCCGATGCGTTGGGCGCTATCCAGAGCGTTATGGAAGAGCATGTGCCTGGCTACAAGCCTTTGTTCCAGCCTGCCGATACGTCGAGTAAGGGCTACAAGGCTCTGTACGAAGAGTTCACGTCGATCGTGGGTCTGAAGGGCTCTGCTGGAGCTGCTGGACCGCGTCTGCCGATTTCTCCGTATGATCCTCGGTGGGGGAGCCGTCGCACTGTGAAGCAGGCGGGAACGTCTATCCTGTACGTGCTCGATGGTGACATCGCTGCGTACGCAGACGGTAAACCGAGCAACGTTGAGAAGGTGACGACTTCTGAGCTCACTCTGTACCGTCTGACGGACGAAGGGAAGGCGAAAGAAGCGGGTCGTGCGTTGAGCCTTGATGATGTCTCGGGTCTCACCGAGCTCATGGGTCGCATGTCGACGGCTGAGTACAATGAGGTTCGTCAGTGGGTGCTGGATGGGGCTCGCAACCCTGAAACGGGGCGCTACAACGCCCGTCAGTTCATGAGCACTGAGGCATTGGCTCGTTCGCGAGCTGTGCTCGATATGTTGGCGGAAGAGGGCATTCCGTACACGATCGAGAAGGATCTTCGCCCTGGCCAGATTCGTGCACGTTTGACGGGCACGAATATGACAGTGCGCCTCACCGATACCCGCGACAAAGAGCAGTGGGTGGGCCGTGTCTACGACAACGGTGCAACCCTGTATTTCTCCACGACTGCTCGTCGAGACAATAAGCAGTTGGCCTATACGCCAACTGTTGATGAGGTCTGCGATCTCGTGCGCGTTGCGCTGGGTCGACCGGTGGAGCGCAAAGACGGCAAGGGTCTCGTGGGCCGAGTGGGCGAGCGTCAGGCTCGTAACGGTAAGACGGTTCAAGAGTCGTATCTTTCCACTGGAACACTGACGAGTGCGTACAAGGACATGCCTGGCATGGATGGTGAGCAGATCGTGATTCGTCGTCAGATGAAGGAGCGTTCTGCGTTTTCGCGGTTCTTTGCCGATACGCCCGAAGGTCGTGAACAGGCATCCGGTTTCATTACCGGTGCTGTGCACAGCGCTCGTCACAATGTGATTGAGCAGCTCGATGTCGATGGTCTCATTCAGCAGTTGCGCGAGAACGAGGAAGCAGCGCGTGAGGGTACGTACATCCCCATGCTGTCTGGCGATCCTGATCTCGCGGCTGTTGGTCGCGCGTACTGGGATGTGCTTCGCGGTGCAGAGACAACTCTGCTGAAGCCCGAAGCTACGCGAGCTGAGTACGCTGAAGCGACAGGTCTGCTCGATGATATGGATCAAGAGAGCGATCTGTCTGGTGTTCACGATATGCTGGCTGGTTCTGTGGCGTACACGGGAACTCCTGAAGAGCGCGTCCGTGCGCATCTTCAGGATCTGCTCGATACCCAGATCGGTATCGATGCGCCCATCGACTCGGATGACTTTGTGTTCGATCCGGTGCGTGTCGCTCGTTACATGACGAGTGAGCACGGCCAGTGGCGCAACAACGATGATCTCGTGGCCGCTATGCGTTGCGCGGGTGTGCCTCAGGAGAAGATCGTCGGAGAGTCGTTCTACTCCAACACGTTCCGCGATCGACTGATCACCTTCGATGAGTCCACGGCTTTGCCGATGGATGTTGTGGAGGATGAGTTCACTCAGTCGATGCTTCAGGTTGTGTCTGACACGCTGGAGTCCTGCGCTGTGACGCCTGGTTCTATCCGTGTCGACGTCAACGGCGTTGTGGAGTGGACTGGCTCGATCATGCGCTCGCAAACTGGCAAAGAAGAGCCTGTGAGCGGTACGGTCGGACAGATCTTCGCTCGCGGCGAGAACGGTGAGATCATCACCCGTTTCAACTCTGGCAACGATCTGATGATCGTGCCTGGTTTTGACGCACGTGTGGTGGCACAGAAGCCTGGGGAGAACAAGTCCCTCGAAGAGCGCACCCGGCTGATCGGTTACGAGCAGCAGATGAGTGACGCGATTCGTTATCGAGTTCAGGCTGATGTGCTATCTGGTCGCTCTCGCGTTGGTGAACCTGCGTCGCTGAATAGCGTGTATCGTCGTCTGTCGGATACGCGTCACCGCGCGGATCACTACGAGCGAGCTCTCGAAGAGGGCATGGATCGGAAGATCCTTGATGCCATTCTTGCGACCGAAGCGCGTCGTGTGCGTTACCCGAACGCGTTGCGTGATGGGTCGACGATCGACGCTGACTTCCGCGCATCGCGTGCACGTGAACAGGGCATCGGCGGAGATCCGGCCAACGACACGACCATGGATCCATGGGTGTTGACCGGTGGTCGCAACATGTCACTGCTCAGCGAAGAAGCTGATGGCTACTTCGATCCGATCATGACATCGGGCGGTGTGAACCAGGGCGTGACTCGGTATCTGGTCTCTGGCGCACAGGTGAACCCTGACGGTTCGATCGTGCGTTCAAGTAAGGACGATCGTGCACCGCTCATGTTGACTGAGCAGGCTCAGCTCATGAGCTACGACCCGTTTGATCGTCAGCAGATGACGACCTCTAATCTCATGAACGCATCGTCTGTGACGAAGCCTGTGGGCACGGCGTTCATGACTGCTGGTGGTTGGACGATGGAGGACTCCATCGTTGTCTCGGCTGACTTTGCCAAGCAGTACCGCGTTCGCGGCACTGACGGTCAGATGCGCGATCTCATCGTTGGCGACAAGATCTCTGACATGCACGGCAACAAGGGTGTCATCTCACTCATTGTTGATCGCAATGCCGATCTGTCTCCTGATGAGATTGAAGAGTTGCATGGATCGACTGACATGATGACGCTCTTCCGGGAGAATCCGGGTCTGGATGTCGTCATGGCACCGTTTAGCGCCGTGTCTCGTTTCAACGGCGGCTCGGCACGTGAGGCGATGCAGGAGACTGCGCCGCTTCGCTTGCCCAACGGTACGACTGTTGAGGCCGGTATGGGTAAGGTGTCGTTCATCGGTACCCATATGACGGTCGATGCGAAGACTGCTGCGTATGACGAAGCCGCGATTCGGGCTGGCCAGGGCCGTAAGGCGTCGTCTCAGCTTGCGTGGGCGTTGCAGTCCCAGGGCTGTGATAAGGTGCTGGAGCAGATGTACGGTGGCAACCTACAAGCGTTGGCACAGCTGCGTGAGATGGCTCTGGTGTGCGGTTTGGACATCGAGCCTGATGGCACCTTGCGCGATGGTCATGATGATCTTGCTGTTGGTGGGCAGCGCCGTCTCATCGAGATGGGCGATGTGCCGCTCACTGAGCGTGGATCGTTCGACGTGCGTCGCGTTCGTAACGATTTCGCTTCGTTGATTGGTGACGCTGGTGGTGACATGGAGATTCCGTTCCCGCTGACGATGCCAACGGGTGCTCGTACGCCTCATGCGACTGATACTACGTGGCGTGTGCCTGTGTTGAGCTCGCATCTGCGATCGGGACAGGATCTCGACGATGGTACGTCGACGGTGCACGACTACACGTATCGCTATCTGGCGATCCGTGAATGGTCGCTGCGCTACAAGCATGCTGCCGATCGTGCTGTGTCTGGTGAATTGACTGGCAAGGAGCTGTCCGATGCTCGTCGAACGATGGCTGAGGCGATGCATCGCGCTCAGACTGCATACGACGGCATTGCACAAGACATTATGCGTCGCCGGTTCACCGGCAAGCGCAATGTCTTCAAGGAAGGTCTCATGGCTTCGCGTCTGCCGCATTCTGCGACGGCTGTGTGGACGGGTGATCCTCGTCTGGACATCGACCAGGTTGGTGTTGGCCCGGAGCTGGCGAAGAAACTGCACTTGCGCGATGGCGACTACGCGCTTGTGTGGCGTGATCCTGTTCTGCGTGATGCGGGCGTCCGCTACATGCGTGTTGCGATCGATGATCGCCTCACGGGTGTGAGTGTGAATCCAAACATGGTCAAGTGCTTCGACGGCGACTTCGACGGTGACTCTGTGGCCGTTGTGAAGTTGGGCGATGGTCCAGCACATGAGCAGGCATTGGAGCGTCTGACCGTCGAGGCTAATCTCATCGATTTGGGCCAGGGTATGGACGACGAGGGTCGTTACCCTCTGGCGATGCACAACGCGCTCGATGTGAAGGTGTCGCAGCACTATGATTCTTGTCATGCGGATGCGATGGATGAGGTTCATCAGCGCGCCAACGATGCGTACTACGATCTGACTGAAGGGGATGCTACTCGTGAGCAGTTCCTGGAGGCGGGTCGTGATGTCGTGGATTTGGCATCCTACATGTACCGTGATGCGCTCAAGAATCAGTACGGTGAGGCTGTGCTGTCGTTCGGTTCCGTTCAGGAGCACATGAAGTCTGTGGAGGCTGCATGTATCGAGACCGGCGCAAAGGGTTCGCCCAAGAAGATGTTGGATTACGCTCGGTACATCGGCTATGACCCCGAGAACCAGGTCGACCTGACGACCACGTGTGTGACTCGTGAGGACCAGCAGGGCACCATGTACGCAACGGCTGTGAAGTCGTTTGGTACCGGTGTCGCCGGTACGTTCTCTCAGCGTGGTGTACGAGCTCTTCGTAACGATGAGCTCAAGGCTGTGTTGGAGCTGACGTACCCGGTGACGCAGAGTATTCTGCAAGCCAAGCACGATCCGGTGGACGCTCGCAACCGTTACGAGTTGCTCATGGGTCCGGCGCGAAGCTTGTGGCGTGGTCAGATGATTGCACAGGATGCTAACGGTGTGTGGAACACCGTGACGGACGACGATCGTAAGCCGGTTCAGGCCACCAAGGATCAGTGGGTAGCTGCGTTCTCGCAGTTCTATGGTGATGCAGGTCTGGGTGTTGCCGTGAACAGCGACAACATTACCAAGGTTGCCAATGCGCTTAGCGATGGCAACGGAACGATGTTGAATTTGGAGGATGAGAAGGTCATTGAGCAGCTCGCTTCTCCGATGGATCGCCTGGCATACGGCGGTGACTTTACCACGATGCAAGCATTGGCCGATGCTCACGCTAACTTGTTCGAGGGTGAGTGGAATGCCAAGTTTGCACCAGCTCGTGTGCGTGAGGTGATGGAGGCTGATGTGGAAACGCAGGCCGAAGCACCGGTGATCGCCATGGAAGACACTGTGGCTCGCGTGGATCGTGATGAGAAGATCGGTCGACGTAAGTCGACATCGTGGGCTGTTCCGGTGCGCTCGCACACGGGTACCAGTGCAGCTGAGCGTTACGGTCTGACGACACAGGACGACAATGAGACGGACAGGTCTGTCGATGATGGCTTCGAGCTGTGATCACCATGTGATCATGTGCTGAAGCTGGGAAGAAGCAGGTCTCGCCTGATGGGCGGGGCCTGCTTCTTTGTCTGTATACGTTGCAATGGTGCGATATACTGGTATACGAGTCAAACACGTGGCGATGATGGAAAGGAAGGGTGTCATGACACTTTATTACGATCAGAAAATCAAGGAGTATACCGATGCCGGGATCAGGCGATACAAAGGTCTTGATCCCCATGAAGAGCTGGATGCACCAACCGAGCGGTATGGTCTTGATCCACATGAGTGGACAGGAACATTGGCCGATAAGGTGACAGCGATTATTGGTAAAAATACGCCCGAGAAGGAAACGCATGTGAATGCGTTGTTGCGTGATGCGGCAAAATCATTTATGAAGAATGCCAAATATGCGGAAATGAATGCCCATAATGATGAAACTACCTTTAAGAAGGTAATGTCTGTCAACGGTGATGATTTGCGTGCTGCTATGTCCGAAGCGTCCTTGGGCGGCATTCTTATTAACGATGAAGCGATGGATGCTATCAAACGTGTGGAAAAGCGTTATCTTTCATATTGGAGTTTTGATTTCGGTTTTGATTCTCTGACGCATGCATACGATGAGCTGTATAAACTTAATGATGCGCGAGCTCATTTCCGTGAGAGTGCGCAAGCGATGCGAGGTGCTGCGAATACCCCAGCGATTTCAAATCCAGAGTTTGATCGTTTCGCCCCGCCTCAGGGTTCACGTGTGACGACGGTTCCGCCGCCTGTGCGGTCTGCGTCTTCTATCCCGTCTGCCCTTTCTATGTCCGCTGTGTCCACTCAGCGAACTGGTTCTATTCAGGCTGTGCTTCCAGGCAGTGGTATCAAGGTGAGTCGAGCGGCACCTCATGTTCCGCAGACTGCCCGTCGTATGGGTGTTGTTGAGTCACAGGTGCAGACTCCGAATGTTGATGACGGGTTCGAGTTGTGACGCTGACGTGATTATGTGATGGGGTAGGTCTTGCTTGAAAGCGGGGTCTACTTCATCGTTTTGCCATGTTATCGTTGCAATAGTGCGATATACTGGTATACGAGTCGAATGCAACTAAATGAAAGGAAGATGGTCATGTCGACGATATGGTACGAAGGCCCAGCCGATGGCAACATCGAGGGGCGTTATGGTCTCGATTCGCACGAGTGGGTGGGGTCGTTGTCCGATAGGGTAGCAACGATCATTGACAAGGATGATCCTTGGAAGGAAACTCATGTGAATGCGCTCTTGCGTGATGGTGTGGAGTTCTATGCGCAGAAGTCGCAGGATCACCCAGAATTGGGCGATGATGACCAGATGCGCGATGCTGTCTCTTATGTAGCGCACAGCGGTGTTCTCATCGATGATGAGACTCTGTTGGCTCTTACGGATGCGGATGACAAGTACGTCATCCCGTGTGGTGCAGAGTCTCTGATGTATGAATACAACAAGGTGCATCAGCCTGATTACGGACGGATTTATCAGCGTCAGCGTGATGCTGCGCAGTTGCCGTACGCGGAGGCAACAGACGAAGAGATCAAGGAGCACTATGGCCTTGATCCACATGAGTGGAAAGGGAGTCTTGCCGATAAGGTGATGGCGATTGTTAACAAGAATACGCCTGACAAGGAAACGCATGTGAATGCGCTTCTACGTGATGGTGCACGGCTGTTCGCTCAGAATATGGAAGCTCAACCGGTATCGGGTGTGAGTGAAGATGAGATGAGGTACGCGGTGGAGTCTGGTGGTGACGAGCTGCGTGCTGCCATCTCTGACGCATCGTGGGCTGGTGTTCTTATCAACGATGAGGCAATGGAAGCCATCAAGCATGTGGAGAAGGAGTACATCACCGAGTTCGGCGGAGACTCTCTGACGCATGCGTATGATCAGATGCGTAAGCTGAACGATGCACGCGCTCATTATCGTGAGGCTGCGAAGGAGATGCGTGGCTCTGCGCCTGCTGCTCCGTCTGTTTCGGTGTCTCCGAACTTCGATCGATTCGCTCTGCCTCAGGGTGCTCGTGTGACGACGGTTCCACCGCCTGTGCGCACTGTTGGGTCTGCTCGGTCTACTCAGGCAGCTCAGCCTGCACCGTCTGTGCCTCCTATTCCTCAGCCCCCGAAGACGCCGGGATCTCAGGTTCGCACGGGTGGTCCTGTGCGGGTGGGTAATGTTGCCAAGGACTGGCTGGCTTCGCATGGCCGTGATGAGAAGGGTCGCCCTCTCGCATCTGCGCCTGCGTCTGGACAGTCTGGGCCTCAGGTTCCGGCTCAGCGATCGGGTTCGATCCAGGCTTCGCTTCCTGGTAGCGGTGTCACCGTGGGTCGATCGACGCCGCGTGTGCCACCAACAGCTCGTCGCATGGGTGCTCCTGAGCCCCAGGTGCAAACCCTAAGCGTTGATGACGGCTTCGAGCTGTGACGCGTTTGTAGAGAGATAAAAAGCAATAGAAAGGAGGACAAGATGGCTCGTCCACCTCGCCAACTTCCAGCGCCTCGTTACGGGGGTGAAGTTGGTCCGCAGAAGGATCAAGATGAGGTCACAACGATGGTTGTGACCAAGGAGCAGATCTTTGACAAGAAGCCTGAACCTGTTCACGCAGTAGAGCCAAAGCCTGCGCTTGATTGGGCGCAGCAGCTGAGGCTCGATATGCGCTACCACGCTGATGGGTATCTTCATGCTCTCAGCCAGGTGAACCTGAAGTCTATGAAGCGAAAGGCTGACATCGCCTCTCGTATGAACGATCTTCAGGGTAAGCATAAGGCGTATGCGTCGATGATGGTGCTTAGTGCGCTGGTACCGTTGAAAGACGGCGTATCGATGTCGGCTGTGGCTGAATCTGTTGGCATGGGTGTCACTATGTGGATGCTGTCGCCCAACTTCCGTCAACAGGTGAAGTCATTCGCTCGTGATGCGCGTATGGCTGTCGAAGACATGGCTGAGGCGCGTCGACGCAGTCAGTCGAAACAGTTGCATGATAAGGCCGATCGACATCGAGAGAAGCATGGTGGTGAATTGCCGCCCTCTCTGAAGCGTCGTCTGGAGCGCATCGAAGCGAAGGAGCGCAATGGTCGCATCCCGTTCAATGAGGCGAGTGCGGCGTTGACGCATCTTGGCCTGAGCGAAGCGATGTTCAACCAGATGCGGCAACCTGGTGTGGATCCTGCTGAGGTCCAAGAGGGATATGCGCATCTGATGGATCGTTTTTGGGATGATGTCCACAAGGATGGCTTGGATCCCGAAAAGGTGAACACCGTCAGTCGTATGCTCATGGGCCAACGGATGCGCTATGAGCCCCACTGGGCGAATGCGTTCGTTGAGACCGCTCATGGGGAGGTCGATATGGACATGGTGGAGACGGTGGACGCTCAAACCGGGGAACCGCATCGAACGTGGACTGGTATCTGGTCCACTCGCATGGGTGAGCCCATTGTGGGAGGTTCTTTCACTGTCCGTCCTCTGTACAACGAGATGCAGCATGAGTTGTCTCTGAGTACGTGCATGGCTCGTGAGATGGAGCGTGCAGCGCTGAATGGTAACATTGCGGATCTGAATGAGTCGCTGCTTGCCTACGGTTCCGCCTGGTCTGTTCGGGACAAGAACCTGGATGTGCACAGCGTTCCTGGTGCGATGGGTGAGAAGATTCGTCGAGCTCGTCGTGGTCTTGATGCCATGGAATTTGATGGTTTCGATCGAGATGAGCAGCGAGACATCTATGCGACATCGTTCGTTCACGCCATGGACATGGTGGCGAAGGCTCACCCGGACATCGAGCGTCACTGGGCGCAGCAGTACGGGTCTCAGTGGCGATCGGAGATGCGAGACTTCGCAGCGACGCCTGAAGAGACCTACAACCGGTGGCAACGGGGGGAGTTTTACTCTGATGCGCGTGATTCTCCAGGGCATGACAACGCTCATGCCGATCCGCACACGGAGCGAATGAGGGAAGACTCGAAGCGTCGACGCAGCGCGTATAACCGTGCACGTGACAACCAGGAGTACAACGCTCATGACACGTCGGCGTTTAGCGCTGATACCGATTTTGAGCTCAACGATGTCGACGACGGGTTTGACATGGGTGGGTACGATCGACCTAATGACAACGATGGCTTTGAGCCGTCTCTATGAAAGGAGTTGAGTGACCAATGTTGGGTTTCCCAAAGGATGACGACACGATCGGCGGTCTGTTCGGTGTCAACGAAGAGGATCGTCATGCATGGGCCAAGGAGCGTCAGATGCGGCTGGAGCGTCAGCAGATGCAAAAGCCTGGTCTGGCGCAGAAGGCAACGATGGCTGCTTACGAAATCGTTGCTGCTGGTATCACCTCGCAGATGCGTGCAGCGTACATCGAAGAGGCTCGTGGCACGATGGCGAAAGAGACGACCACGACGACTCGGAGTCAGTCTCGAAACATCGATCCTGAACTCGAAGATATTCGACGGGAAGCACCGTCTGGTGGCTACGAATTCGGTGGCTAACGGGCAGTGCTGCTGATATATCCCCAGGGGTTTATCCCCTGGGGATATATTTATGTATCGGTCGGTTAAGCATCGGTGTGTTCCGATATGTTAGACTGATACACGAACATAATCAGAAAGCGGCTACGTGCCGTTACACGTGGGGAAAGGATGAGAGGTTGGATCATGGCGCTCAAGAAGGACGTACAGAAGAATGTGAGGGTGGATGATGACACCCGTATGACGAAGACGAAGTTGATACAGGTCGTGTCGAAGCGGACGGGTATCGATAGCGCTACAGTGCGAGCCGTTTATGCGGCTATCGTCGATGAGATCATTACGACGACCCGTTCTGGTCGATCGGTCATGCTAACGGGATTCGGTCGTTTCTACCGGCTGCATAAGGCTGGTCACACTGTACAGTTCACCAAGTCGGGTACGGGTGCGGTGCCTGGTTACGACGTGCTGAAGTTTTCGGCTTCGTCGACGTTGAATCGATCTTTGACAAATGAGTCGAGTGAGTAGTCGTACGATCGTGAGAACAAAACCCCTGAGCACGTGATGTGCCCAGGGGTTTTGTGTATGCGTGAGTGGATCAGTCAGGTAAGTCGGTTTCGATGGCATCAATGGTACGTGATCGGGACTCTTTGATTCGTCGGATCATCGGTCTGACATCTTTGCCCATAACTTGAGAAGCGAGGATTGCCACACCTGTTTTATTGTATGCAAGATAGAGTTTCCCGGTGGCGATTTCCTCTTCTTCGATCAGCTCATCAAACGTTAAGGTACCGTCAACTATACGTGCGGCGGTGGTTGCCGTATGGATGAATTGAGCTTTGAGAGCTATTTTACCATCAACGTCTCCCAGTTTATCTTTATAGACGTTAATAAGGTTTTCCTCAATCATGGTCCACAATGAAGCAATTGTGGTGGCTTGTTCGTCGGTTAGATCGGCAGTTAGTGTGTCTGAATTATGTTTGTATGTTTCACGAACATCAGCAGCGGTGTATGTGGTCATTTTGTTTCTCCTTTTTTAGTGTTTCTTCTGTCGGGCTTTTTGAAAAACCCCTGAGTACGTGATGTGCCCAGGGCTTTGTTCATGTGGAAGTCATTGGAGGATGCGTGATCCATTGATCTCGATATGTGTTGTTTCTAAGTTTGTTTGATCAGGTTGCTTTTTCCACATGATGCACCCATTCGTCAACAATTCTTGATTGCTGTTATGTTCTTGCCATTGGAACGATAGCCAAAATGGTTGCCCACTGAGAATGGGTTTTCTGGTATCAAGTGGTAGTCGGAACAATCGGTGTTTTGCCCAATTGATGACATCATCAATTGTGTACCGGTAATTATTCTCGGCTGTTCCTTGGAAACTCACAGTCGCTCTAAACATCTGAGGTCTCATTTCAGCAATATCGACTTCGTGGCGATTGAATTTCATACGGTATTTGCTGATTGGGCCAAGGGATGAGTCGAAGATTGGATCATCATCGGAAGCAGCGAAGATTGATACCAGTTTGCGAATGTCCGATTCACTAGGTGCGTTGATCTGAACAGTACCTTCGACAATCGACGTTGTCGGATGCTCTCTCATTATATCGAGAAGTCTGTCACGGAATTCGATAGCATACGCCTCGTCCATATTCTCTAGGTAATAGAGATAGCCCCGCCCATGTGGTTCTGCGAAGTGAACGAGATCGTCAATATCGTATTGTGACAGGTCGCCAATAATCGTCTCGTTGTTCTTGAACTTTGTCATGAAATTGGTAATTCCGGTACGAGTGTAATCGGCATACCGCCATGACGAAAAACCCCACTGTTTGAGCAGATCGACAGTAAGATCTCTACGGTTGTAGAATAGAATGTCCAAAAGCGCAGAGTAGAGTGCCATTCCCTTGTTTTTCTGGATGTGGGCTTGCCCGCGTGCAATGAATGAGGCTTCTGTCGTGAACTCTTCCCATGTAACGATGATGGTCAGCTCTTCGTCTGTGAGTTGTTGGATTCGAGAACGCAGGTTGTTTCTTTTTCGGCGTCGACCAATCACATCGAACATATCGATGAGATTGTTGCGATAGTCGTTACGACCTGTTGCCTCAAAGGGAATGCCGTAACACATCTTGTTGTCGGGTTGAGGTTTCCACAGAGTTATATTGGGGCCAATTTTTGTTGACCACTCGTATTTCTCAGGATGCAACTCATTAATGATGTCGATAAACGTTCGGGCTACGTCTAACGATTCAGCAGTGATGTGAAAGTACCCTTTCACCGTTGTTGAGACTACCATGGTTGACCCCTTTCGTTAGTGTGCGCTCACTATTGTGAGTCTGATGTGGATGTGTTTATTTAGTGCACCACAATTCAGTCAAGGCCGAGAGCGACAGCGATACCGTCCTGAATGGTCTCCAGCTCATGGTCTTCCACATGGCCGATGCGGCTCGTGAGTCGGGATTTATCGACGTTTGTCACCTGATTGCACACAGCAATTGATTCTCGGCTGTTGACGTGAACCGTGGGGTTGATGGTGTTGGTACGACGCTGCTTGTTTGGGGACGTGAGATAAACGACTTGGACGACACCAGATCGCTGGTTGATACCATCGTTGCTCACGATAACGGCAGGTCGACCGGACCAGATTTCATTGCCGACGGTTCCGCCACCAGGTACGGGTGCGGCTTCGACGAACCAAACGTCGCCTTGGCGGATAGCACGCATGTGCGCTCCTTTCGAGTAGGGGGGATTAAGTAGATAGGGTGTGAGGGTGCCACATTGCCCCTGGGAAATCCCAGGGGCAATGTGGCAGGAGGACGGCATAAGGGCTTGTCAGTCCTCGTCCGTCGTCGGATCACTTGGGTCCGCAGTAAGACCAGCAACGATGCTTCGAATCTGATCGAGATCGTTCTGTGCTGGTTGGGTGGTGCCCACCTGAGCAGCGTCTGTCTGATCAGACGGGATTGCATCCTCGATGGCATCAAGGACATCATCCTCGTCAACAACGATCGCATCGACGGTATGGTTCTCACCATCGTCATCACCGTCGTTACCAGAGGCGGGGTTGGTCAGCGAATCAACGATGAGGTTGTAGTCGCTGACAATGCGGGCAGACAGCGTGGTTCCGTGCGAGAGGACGAAGAGGCTGTTCTTAGCGCGCGTGAACGCAACGTAATACAGTCGCTTCTTCTCTTCCGTCATGTCGGACTGGTCCTTGTAGACGACAACGACGTTGTCAAACTCAAGGCCCTTCACGCCATGGACCGTCGACACGATCAAATCCGCCTTGGTTTCCATGTTACGGATCTTGCGTTCCTCGTTGTTGCGATGCATAAGTGCATCGCGAATCGAGTTGTGGCGAATCTCGTGGTCCAAGATGCACTTCTTCAGACGATCGAAGAAGACCTCCTTGGTGATGATGCCTGCCTGGTATTCGTATACCCAACCCTGGATAGTGAGGGCGGACGCAGTCCACCATTCACTAGCCATCTTGGCAAGTGCTGCCTGCGCGTTCGGGTTGGCACCCGGACCCCGGCTCACGAGTTCCTTGGTGAACACGAACGACGCATTCGCGGGATCAACTGCCTCGATGTCGCTCCAGTGGTGCTCGATGAACGACGAGAAGAACGTCGACGCACGACGACGATCGGAGATCATCGAAATGACCGAGCGACCGGGGAAGAGCTCTTCCAGGCGCTTCTGGATGGCGAAAGCCTCTCGACGGGTGAACGCCAAGAACGCGACCTGTTCTCCGCGACCCAGACATTCCTGGATGTAGGGGTTGACATGCTTCGAGAGAAGCATCGGTAGGTCGGTGAGAAACTTCCTATCGGCGGTGTAGTGCTCGTGCACCACGCGCACCTTCTCCTGGAAGGAGTTTGCCGTCACAGGGGTCAGCGAGTTGGCTCGCAGACGGATCTGCGCAAGCTGGTTGGCCTCGATCTCGGACAGGAGGTGGACATTGGCCATGTCGAGAACCTCTTGGTTCGATCGATAGTTGGTTTCCAGCTTGTACGGCGTGAAGACACCGGATGCTTCGAGAGCATTCAGTGCCTTCGGGTTGGCAGACCTGAATTCATAGAGGGTTTGCGAAGCATCCCTAGTTCTTCTCACGGGTGAAGAATTCTACGAATTGTTTGGTGGGGGGTTGTTGGTGAGGGTGTATCAATTTCCTCGTTCCGTGAATTGTCTGACTATATCTTCATGCTCAGCACGGATGTCTGAACATGCCCATCATTTCGCGTACCACATGATGCGTGTGTGGTCGCTACTCTACTCGCTTCACCATGGGATTACCCATGGCTTATTGCTGACAATATGTCAGTGCTTTCGATAGTCGATGAACCTTCCTCCCACGACTTGACGTTTGGGTGGCTGGCTGCGGATTGTCATTAACGACAACGGTATTACCATCTGATGAGCGTTATCTCATCTGCTGCACTATTGGTTTCCCAATAGTCGCGGTCGTTGTCGCGAAAACATGAGTTTCCCGCAATTAGTAGGGTTTAACGTGAGCAATGCTTACCCACAATAAAGAGCGAACAGCCCAGCTTGTTCACCAGACGAAGCAGGTAGATAAACTCGAAGACAGAGTTGTCCTGAACCTCGTCAATGATGAGGTGGCGGATGTTCAACCCAGCAGGCAGCGGCATCTTGTCGATCATCTGGTAAGCCAGGATGATCTCAAGCTCTAGCGATGTCTGCTTGATGAGGTTGAGCGCGTCAACCGTCTGCTCTAGGTGTGATTCGATGAAGTTGTTCAGCGCGGTGTGCGCACCCTCAGAGTTACGACCCTCTAGATTACGTAGCTTGTTAGCAAACTGGAACGCGAACGGATCCTGAGGCATGTAGATGCCCAAGGAGTTAGCGATCGTCTCTACAGAGCTCAGCTCGTGAGTGGGGAAGTAGGTCATATACAGATCGTGAATCATCCGCGCGATCGTCATAGAACGAACGTTGGGATTCTTCTTGATGATGTTGTCTGCGGCTGCGTTGGTGAACGACAAGACAGTGATGTCAGCCGGATTGACACCGCACAGACCAAGCTGCTGGATGCGCGCTAGGATCACAGTGCTCTTACCAGCCCCTGCGCCTGCCTGAGTCAGGATGAGCGGCTCAGTCGATTGCACAGCAGCAAGCTGCTGAGGCGAGAGCTGTCGCTGCACAGGGATGGTCTTGATGGTCTCTGGTGCACGCTCCAGCTGATCACGCTTGCCACTAAGGGCGTTGAGCGTGTCGTTCATGAGCAGGTTCATGTTCTGCTTGACCAGAAGCGAAGCGGTCTGGGGGTCACAGAGCATGTTGATGGACTCGTAGATCTTGCGATACGCCGACAACGGAACGTTGTACTGCTCCATGTAGCGCAGTTCGTAGACCATCTGGGCCAACTGCTCATCGTCGTAGGAATGCTTCTTCGACACAAGAGCGTCAATGACATCGTGAATGTCATCAGCGATGTCATCGCTGCTCCAGCGCTGCGCACTGTCCGTGATGTTGTCGTAGACGCTGTACTCAGCGTAGAACGTCGCCAACGTGTCAAGGAAGTCGCGCTTACGCGAGTGACTGATACCCGTAGCACGGAAGATCTCATCCCACGGCAGATTCTCTGCGTCCTCAGCGGGAGCGTAGCTCCAGTCAGCGATGGCCCACGCCAGGTTGGCGTTGCTCATCTTGACGGCCTTGTTGGGGAAGGTGCTGATCGTCGTGCTGAGCAGAGTCGCACGCTCGCGGTAACTCTCATCCTCAGTGAGGATGAGTGTGTCGTCTGCCTCGTCGTCGAACAGAGCGATGTCATCATCGTCGACCTCGATGAAGTCGGGATCGTCAGGATTGATGGTGCCAAGGTCGTTGATGAGACGGGCAAGCATCTGATCATTCAGATCATCGATGTCTTCGTCCTGCTTGGGCGGAACAACGTAGATCATCGTGCGATACGAGATCTGCAAGTCCTTGACCTTGGCCTTGCCGCTGTTGTCCTCGCGCATAGCAAGGCCCTGCACAGAGCACGATGCCCACACGTCAAACGTGTCGGTGTCATCGGTGAGACGCACGGCGAACTGGTCCATGTCATCGGGAACAGGCAGGGTCATGCGACCGTAGCCCTGTTCGTAGGCGCGCTTCACGATGGTGCCGGTCGGAACGATGCGACTGGTGACTGCGTTGGATGTCTGCGACATCTTGTAGCGCAAATCCGTCGTACCCATGGTGGTGCGATTCAATCCCATGGGATAGCGGCCTGGGATGACAGAGCTGTTGAGCAAGCCCTGCTTCTTCCCACGGCCAGTAAGATGCGACGAGAAGTACTTGGGCGTCACTGCCTTAATGGCGCGCGACTTGGTAGCTTCGACAGCAGTGCTGAACTTGGCTGCTTCGTCGATATTATCGAGGAGGATGGGCATATGAGCCCTCCTTTCTTTTTGAATAAAGTGACAAGAATTGAATAAATGTGTGCATGTGCACTATCGATCGGCCCGTCAGCGTGTGTTGCCAACAGGCCGACCGATGAGAATGGCGATTGGGATTGGCGATCACACAAGCTTGTAGCCGACGATCTCCATATCGTCGCCAGTGTCGGGATCGATGAGCGTTCCCACATCGGGCAGATCGCTCAGCGGCTGGTCGTAGAGACAACCCTTTTCGTCGGTGTAGACGATGTGTACCGAGTCAAGGTTCTTGTTGAGCTTGGGCACATAGGGCGACATCAGACCGTAGAGTGCAAGGGCGCTATTGACCTGCTTTTCCCATGCCGGGGCAAGGGTTGTCTCAATGAGACGCGCGAGGTCTTCCTTTGTCTCGATGCCTTCGAGCATGCAAGGTGTCGTGCGCAGATACTGGGCAGCGCGGCGTCGGCTCTTATCGGTGATGATGGTGTTGTAACGATCGTTGGGATCGTCTTCTCGCAGCCAGTACCAGCCATTGTCAAGTGCGTACATGGGTGCACCGGTTCGCGCATCAGAAAGATGGAGATCGATGAGCTGGCGAAGCCATGGGAACGCCTGGAGGATGCGGTCATGGACCATACCGCAGTCATCGGGCTCGTTGTCGAAAAAGAATCCGTCGTTGTCTTGGCGTTCGTAATACACCTCGCCTGTCACGCTGATGCGGTCATCGTTAATGCCGTATGTGGCAATGACCTTGATGCGAGTGCCGTTAGACTCAGTGATGATGTCTTCAACGGTATGCGTGCATGTGTAACGCATGGAAGCTCCTTATGTGTTAGTGATGAGAAATGCGGGTGTGGTTCGCCTACGCAACGTTTGTTACGTAGGCGAACCGATTAGAAGCGGGTAAGAATCGGTGTCTTACCGCTGTCTGAGATGAGATCTTCAAGAGCTCCATCAGTGAGATACTCACCTTGCGCGGAGATCCATGCTGGAGCCATGTCAACCATACGGATGTATCGGAAGAACACAAGTCCGTCGAAATTGAGAATGGCTCCACCGGGAATCTGGGAGGTCTTCACTAGGAGGTTATCCCCAGAGGGGTAAGTGGTAACTGAGATCATTGTCGATCCTTTCTGTTTGGTTAGTTGTTCGCAGCAGAGAGCAGAGAGTCTTCGATGAAACCTCGAATAGCGCGAACAGCGGGGCGTGCGCCCTGATCCTTCAAGTACGTTTCTGCCACCAATCGATCGATGGTGTCATCGTCGATGGGATCGAAGCTCATACCTGGGTTTTCAGCGCAGATTCGTGCAACTTGACGATCGTATTCATCACGCAGAATCTCAGCGTATTCGCTGGTTCCTAGTGGCATGAATGCGATGAGGTCATCGAACCGGCCAAGTAGTTCCGCATCAAAGCTATTCTGGAGCTCATTGGTGAGCGACTGCTTCGAAATACTCTGCGTATGGTTACCGAACCCCATCTGGGATCCAGAGAGCTTCTGCCTGCCAGCATTGGTCGTTGCGATGACAATGCAACGAGACATGTCTACGGCAGGGCCGTTGGCCATCTGGATTTCGCCAGTATCAAGAGCAGAGAGGAACAGTCGCTGTACCGACATGTGAGCCTTCTCAAACTCGTCCAGAACGATGACTCGATAGGGGTTCGATGCCAAGGTATCGAACGGGCGCTCTCGTGCACTCTCAGATCCAACGTAGCCAGACGGGGAGCCGATGATCCGGTTGATCGTGTGCGCATCGTGGAACTCTGCCATGTTGAGCAGAATGGGTTCCTGCCCGGTGACCATCTGGGAGATGATCTTGGCAGTCTCAGACTTGCCCACGCCGGACGCCCCAGCGAAAAGCCACGATGTTGGTCGCGTCTGAGGGAAGATGTTCAGCTCGCGGCGACGCAGTGCGTCAACGAGACGTGGAAGCACGTCTTCCTGGCCCTTCAGCCTGGAGAGTTCGCTCTCCAGAGTCTCGACATCAAGCTGCGGCGGCTGGGACTGACCGGTCACGAGCAGCATGGCGATCGTGTTGAGACGCTTGGAGGTCAGCGGGATCTGAACGATCTGCTGAAGCATCTGCGCATACGATGTGTTGCCAGAGGCAAGCGCTTCCTGGATCGCAGCGTGATGACTGATCATGCTGTGGCTCAGTGCCCGATCAAGCAACGTGATTGCCGTGTCAGGACGATGTCCGGTGCTCATCAGTCGATCGGCGGTGGCAACGATGTCATCGAGGACATCGGATGCCACACTCACCTTGTTCTGGTAGTGGGTGAGCATACCGGGTAGAACGACATCGAGAATCGAACGAGTCTGTTCTCGGTTAAGTTCATCGACGATAACAGACGAGAAGCGACGCTTGAATGCCGGATCGTCATCGAGGCGCTTTGCCTCACCCATCGTCGTTGCTGCGATGACACGCAGGTATCCTCGGGCCAACGCAGGCTTGAGAATTTGTGCAATCTTGCTGTAGGTGGGATTGCTATCATCGGCGATAATGTGGATCTCATCAATGAAGAGCAGTGCGTCATTATCTGGATCCTGGGCGAACTTGATAATGTCGGTGATGCGGTTTTCTAGCTCACCGACGATGCCAGCGCCAGCGACAAGCGTGGCGATCGGCAACTCATAGATGGTGGTGTTCTTGAGCTGCGGAGGCACGGATGCCTCCTGGTTGGCGATGCGCCGGGCAATCTCTTCGACGATGGCGGTCTTGCCAACACCTGCTGGTCCGACGAGAAGCGCGTTTGGCTTACGTGACGACGAGATGATGCTCATCGTCTGCGTGACGATTTCGTCACGGAAGAGCGCTGGAGAGGACTTCTTGTGTTCTTCGTTGTAGTTGATGAGCATGTCACCAATGTCGGAGCCACCGGTGATGGCGTGGTTATGAGATGGCGCAGACGGGCCGACGCTGACGATGTTGGGCGCACCAGAGCCATTGCCCGATCCGTTCGGGTTGTGAGCGTCGTCGTCATTGGGTGCGAAGTTGGACAGGCCCATAGGCGTGCCTCCTTTTTGAATAAACGAATATTGAATAGTTGAATGAAAGGTGTGCGGTTTTTGCTGCTCTACACCCCTCCCTTTCACCAGTGAATGGAGGAAGAGAGGGGTGTAGTAGGGGAGCGTGTCACTTGGTCATGCCGAGGATACGAGAGCCCGTGGTGGGATCGATCGTCTTCATGTGGTGGGTGAAACTCATTGCGCTTTGACGCAAGGATTCGTACCAGTTGTCCGGGACAGAGATCGGCACATAGTACAGATTCTCAGGCACCTCAAGATGGTACGAACCGGGCCACCACTCAAAATCGGTGATGACCAGGTTAAGCCGACGCTTGAGCGGAGGGTTCTCATTGATGAGCTTATAGATCTGCTCATAATCCGTACCACCGCTGACCTTAGGCACGGCAGCAAACTGCTTCCATACTTGGGTGATGGAACGGTTCTTGATACGAAGACGCACAGGTGTCGACATGACGTGCGAGAAACTCGTGAAGTACAGATCCACACCCATTCGCTGAGCGAACTGAATGAGCATCTTGATCGTATCCTCGTAGTTCTCTGTGGAGATAGAACTGGAGGTATCCAGGTAGATGTGGATGTCCGGCATGTACTGGCGGGAGACAACCTTACCTGGCTTATTCGGGTCGTTAGGCTGACGCCTATTGGCCCGAACAAAGCTCGTGCTCACATTTCTGATGGAGTTGAGCGATTGGTTGACCTTCGACATACGAGTGAGAACTCGCATGACAGACTTGTAGATGTCGACAGGTCGTGTGGGCCGCTTGCGGAACACGACACGACCACTACGGCCTGCTTGCTGCTGTGCGTTGGACAGGCTGTTGGCAGCCTGCACGGATGCCTTTTGCTGTGCACGTGCCAGCGCTGTCAGTTTACTGAGCTGACCAGGGGTCACCAGCTTCACTGGATTGTGGAGGGACTTCATGATGAGATCCCACTCAGCGTTGATCTTACGCATCGATGCCCTGGCATGAGCTTCAATGTTGACGAGAACCAATGTACGAGGCAGTGCCAGCTCAGCGATGCTGAATGGCAGCATGCCACATGTTTCGGGCGCGCTAGGCTGGTTAGCCTGCTGCATGTGGGTCCACGTGCTGAGAGCCCACATGAGCACACGTGCGAACGAGTACTCATCGAGGGCCTGTGAGTCATTCGCTCGCAGAATCAGAGACTCAGTGAGGCCGTTGAGGTCGATCTTGTCGAACTGCTGGAACATCCGGTTGTCAGCCGGAGTGATGTTCGATGCGATGTTGGCGAGCTCGCCACGTAGCCATGCCTTGAAACTGTCGAACTCAGCGTCTGTACGGAACCAGAAGCCGACAGTGTGCGGGTGGAAAGCCCATCCCAAAGACACCAGCAGGAGATCCGTACCGGCATTGCCAGCGAGCACATCCTTAGCGGTAGGCATCACATCGCTTTGCGTGGTGTACAGAGCCTTGCTGGGATCGGGCAGCTTACAACGCGCGGCTGCCTGGGTGATGAACGCTTCGTCGATAGGCGATGATGCGGACGGAATCCATCGAACAAGAGACTGTTCGAAGATCGCGCCCATAGCGGCCTGTGCGTCTGCATCAAGAACTTCACCAACGGCTCGAAGAAGGAGATCGTTCACTTCGTCAGAGCCACAGTCGCGTCCGTCGATCGTCAGATCGACATGACCGCCTGGAGTGAGTGGCTCGAAGATGGTCTGTGTGATCATTGTTTCGAGCGTGGCGAGGGGTTCGCAATCACCCGTGAAAGGGGCGATTGCTGTGTGTGGGTTAATGTCATTGGGCTTTTGCCCAACAAGGGTAATGGTTGGAGAAGCCATTGACACCCCTTTCGGAATAAACGTGGAGGAATAAACGCGTTATATGTGGTCGTGTCCGGCGTAGCCGAAGGAGAATGAAGTGCTACGCCGGACACGATGTCTGTGAACTCAGTCGATGCCCATGGCTGCGATGACCGTGTTGATCTTGAGCGCGACACCGTCGCTCAGATGCATGAGCGTGTCGCAGTTCTTCTTATGGAGTGCGCCACTCGACCACAAGACAATGAGATCGTTGATGTGGCTCTGTTCGAGCTTGTCGAGTCGTGCATTCAACGCCTGGATAATCACATGGTTGTCTTCGCGCTCGTACATAGCGAACACGAGGCAACCGGATGCGTCATTGTCAGTCATGGTTGCAACAACCTGGTTGACAGCGTCAACGCTGGTCGTCGCGGCCTTCTTGAGCTCGCTGTAGATGCGAGGCTTGACAACGCGCTGAGCGTTGTTGTTACCAGTGCTACCCTTGCTGAGCTCATCACTGATGACGCCCATCAGCAAGGTGGTGAATGAGGTGTTACCAGTGAGGCCCTCGATGACCTCCTGGAGATAGGAGACATGTCGACCGTCTCGGGTTGTCGATGGAGTAGCCATGAGACTGGCAACCTCTTCGAAGGACAGGACGTTGAGATACTGCGACACACCGTCGATCGTACGCGGAGTAGCAAACGGTCGGATTTCTTCGGTTCCGTCGAAAAGGTCGAACACGGACACCGTGGCGTTGTCGTCATCATCGTCGTCCTGGCCATCTGCGACGACCTGCTCGTTGGTGTTCTTGACGAACACCGTCTCAGGGTGCTTTTCGAGCACAGTCTTCACATACGGATGGAGGCTCTTACCGAGAACCTCAATGAGCGTCGACGCATCAGGCGCGACATTGATAATGGCGAAACGCGAAACAGATGCATCATCCAGAGCAGTGACGTTACCCTTGTCGTTACCTGCGACAATGATGCGCAGGTTCTTGGGCAAGTCTTCGTCACCGATGCGACGCAGCGTGACAAGCGTGAGAGTACCCGAAGTCACGTCAGACGTGGTTCGGTTAATCTCGTCCAAGAACAGAATCGGCTGTTCATTTGGATTGTTCTTGGCGTAGTTGATTGCCTGGGAGATTACAGAGTGCGGGAAGAACTTCTGGGACCAGATACCGGTCTTCTCATCCAGAACAAGACGCGCACCCGTCAAATCAGCCTTGTCGGCCAACAGGTTGCAAGGCAGGGTAAAGCACTGTGTGTTAGTGCGTCGGGCCACGTCCTCGACGAACGAGGACTTGCCGATGCCCGGCTCGCCCATGAGGGCTGGGACGCGGTTGGCGTCCAGTAGCTTGACCGTGGTGGTGACAAGCAGTTCGTTGAAGAGCATATTTCCTCCTGAATAAAATTGGTTGAATAAAGTCATGGAGTCAGACCGCGCCGTGAGGCGGTCTGACTCTCTATTTCTTGTCTCGGGTCGTACTTTGTACGACCGTCCATAACTCTCCCGAAAACCCTGGTGTTCCAGTAGAATGGATACATAGCACTGGACATACATAGGAGAGGTGAGAGAGTTATGCGGGGTTCGCATCATATTGTTGCCGGGTTGGCGATGCTTGGTATCGGGCGTGCTGCCATCTTGATGGGCGAGAGTGCCGATCGTTCCCAGGTGATACCGTTGATGGATACAGAGTCGATAGAGGATAGCTACGGGGTTATCGGCTCTGTTCGCTCGTGGGTATCGGATGGTCTGGATGCACTAGGTGGATCCATCGCATCATGGAGTACGTGGATTCATCATCTGTTTGTGAGCGATGATGAGTATTGGTACATTAGCGTCGCAATCGGTATGCCGCTGTTTATTGTTGGCACAGTGCTTGCCGATGCGGATCTACCGCACTCTCTCGCTGGCCGTTTCATGCCATGGGGAACCATGTGGCGTCGTCAGAGTGCAAGTGAACCAGCTACATCACCTATTGCCCACAGAGGATGGACACACACGCTATGGGCGTTGCTCGGAGTGGGAGCTCTTGCGGCAACAGTGGCACCTGTTCTTGTGTGGTTGCTTGCAGGCATGGTGACCCATGTTCTGCTCGATGCCATGAGTATGGCTGGGTGGGTGTGGTACTACCCGCTGATGCCGTCCACATGGGATGTCATCGAGAAGGGTGACACTCGAATCGTTGTGTCGACTCGTAGCCGAAGCGTTATGGGAGATCGCCTGAGGTATCACGCTGGCGTTCCGTGGTTGGAACATGTGTACGTTGTGCTCCTTGTTGCGGGCGGTGTTATCGCAACGTGGTACACGTGGTGATGCGCAGCAGGCTCTGGGTGTAGTCCCAGAACCTGCTGTTTTCAGTCTGCGTTATCTGTGTTGATAACCGCGCTGACAACATAGTCGAGAACTTTGTCGCATAGTTCGTTGAAGAGTTCCCACACTCCCTTATCATCAGTCGATGAGATGAGAGCATTAAGATCGCCCTTGTTCATCGACTTGATACGGTTGTACGCATCAACCATGGGTTTGTCGAATGGATCATTGCCATCGATAGAGTGCATTTCCATGAATGCATCGAGTTTATCTCGAATAACGGAGGCGTCGATGATGATGCCTCGGGTGGATTCTTCGGGCTGGAGATCGTCATAGCCAAGTTCGTATGGGAATCCGTAATCCTCGTCGTAGCTCAAGCGCTCGGCTAGTACCCGTGCAGCATCGTCCATATCTTCGGTGACAACTGTAACGATAGCGGTGTAACGCGGAATGGACGGATCCGACGTGAATGGGAAATGGGCCATTGTTATGAGTTCCTTTCTGTACGTGGGTTTCAAACGATAGGACGCAACATGTCACGAATACCGCAGATGAGGGCAGCTAGGCCATCAAGACCTTTGGCGTTTCGGTCGTAGGTCAAATGTCGCGTATCTGTTCCGTTGGATATATAGAGATTGCCCAACGATCGGGAGTAATGTTCGATCATCACGTAGTCACAGTCGTCGGCCAGTGAACAGTCGATGTCATCGATCCCAGGAATGGCGTTAAGAAGATCGATGGTATCTCGGATGCAGTCCTTGAGATTGAGAGTGTCCATGTAAGATTGCAACTTTTCAGCGAATTCATCGATGCCGTTTACGAGGTCGGGATGATTGTGCGCAAGTTCCTTGAGCACGCTGATCATGTTGTGCTGATCGGCATCCATGAAGCTCTGGGGGTACACCTTGGCTTCGCGCACAGACAGCAGGTTTGATGGATGGGTCGCTGTGCTGGTGTGGCGGAAATGGTCACAGTTGATAAGAGCTTTGACCAATGTCGGAGCTTCAACAGTGTGACTCTTCGGGATGTATCTGCCAAGATTGTCATCGTACTGATCAATGACAATGATGTACTGTTTGTTCTTTCGTTCGGAAAGCAACATGTTGTACCTCTTTTCGGGGGTTTAGCTGGGATTATTCAGTCGTTTCTCGTGTTGTCACAACACGGGTAGCGAGATTAAGCAACAACGGCATGTCACTGCGGGTCTCATCGTGTTTTGCACGATGCTCCAGATAATGATTAAGCGTCTCGTAGATCAGCCATGACGCGGCCTCGCTGTCGACAATGATGTTATTCATGGGGATGCTCTCTCCAGAAGACAGGCTGATGGTTTGGGGGCTGACTCGCAACTGAAGCAAGTTGTTGTAAACGTATTGGGCGTATGCCCATTCGTAACGAGAATGATCATGCTCGAAGTTGTCAAGTGTGCGACCAAAAAAGCGCGAACGAGCAATGAGAGTACGGAGAACCGGTTCATACCAATCGTGTTCTGGTCGCTTATCGGTGTTGATACTGTCGTATGTGACGACTGGTGCGTTGTTTGCATCTTCTGCGACGGATCGCCACACTTGGTCCCAGAGATCCTGATCGACAGTTGTTGAGACAGGCATCGGGGTGGGGTTGCGCGTGTATGTGACGAAGTGGTTAGACTGCAAGATCTCCCACCACCCGTGCGGACCTTTGAGAACTGCCTTGCTCGCTGCAACAGTCAGTTCATTGAACGATGGGGGCAAGGGGAGAAGCAAGTGATAGCCCTTGCCGGACAAAGATGTTTCAGCGTACAGAGCGCCGATCGTAAGAAGGCTGTCTCGTACGTCGGCGGGGCATGTCTTCTCGATGTCGAGAACGACGCAACCCTGGGAAGGTGCGTCGACGAACATGGCGCAGTTGGCGGCGGTGGGGAGCCCTGCGGTTAGCTCATCGAGAGTGACGAGCACGCGTTCATCGCGTGCCCATGCGCCGCGCACAGGGCCTGGATGTGTACATCCAGAGCAGCCGTTCAGCAAATGACGCATGTCGATCGGCATCTTGGAGGTTGGATCGGAAACGGTCCAGATGGCACGAGGGCCAAGAACGTGTTGGATGATCTCGTTGTTGTAGAAGTGGGGGAATGCGACCCGTGGGTCAAAGGTGTCAGTTGAAGACACGGTCATGGTGAGCCCTTTCGTGTCGACATGTGATGTGGGTGAAAGATGGGAAAGACGGGAGGAACGATGAGACGGATGCTGCTATTACTGCGTGGTGCAGTGTGGGAGCAGCATCCGTCTCAATCATGTGTCACTGGTCAGATAGCCCAGGGGCTATCGACGGATGCCTCAGGAGCAACCGGCTGAGGCTGGGCCTCAGGGGTCACGCCGAAGGCAGACGCGGGGTCGGCCTGAACGGGAGCCTGCTGCTGCGCGACAGCGTTGAGAAGCTGTGCGGCCTGCGGGTTAGGCGTAGCCGGAGCAACAGCTGGAACCACAGGAACAGCGGGCGCAACGGGCGCGACAGCCTGGGTCACCGGGGCAGGCATTGCCAGCCCCGAAGTTGCGTCGACCACCGTGTTCTGAGGCGCAGCCTGCTGAACGGCGGGAACAACCGGAACCGCAGGGGCGACAGGTGCCTGAACCGGTGCGACAGGCTGAGCAACAGCTGGAGCCACAGGAGCGGCGACGGGCGCGGCAACCTGCTGAGCAGGCTCGTTCATGACAACGCCTTCCTGAGCGACGATCGGGCCGCTCAGCGTGATGCCGAGAGCCGCGAGTGCGTTGTTGTTGACAGCAGAATTGCCACCGGAGAACCACTCGGGCTCGCCATCGAAGATGATGGTCTGAAGGCCGATGCCGTTGTTGGCGTTCATACCGGACGAGTAGACGTTGAGAACAACGGTGACGAGCTGATCTCGTGCTGGCTCCGTTGGCATCGACATGGTCGACGCAGGGATCTCATTGTCTGTAATCTGCACAGCCTTGCCGTTGACGACCTTGAGAAGAACCGGCAAGCGGTTCCCCTTGTTGTCAATGCTCCAACGATTGCCTAGTTCGGGCTTATCGGGAGTTTGGAACAAACGCTCATAGACGTAGTACTCTTCCAGATCAGGCTTGCCATCGGGACTCTTGAAGACGACTTCAACGTTGGATAGTGAGAGTCGCGTGAGCGGCTTGTTGCGGTCCAGCGGGTAGAACGGTGCACCGGGCTTGCGATTAGCGCGACGGGTCTCGTTGAGCTTGTCGATGTCTTCAGGTCCCATGAGACTGCGCACACGGGCGTATTCGATCTTGCCTCGGAGGATGATCGTAGAACCAGGGCGGATCTGCGATGCGGTAATTTGGTGAGTAGCCATGTTTTGGTCTCCTTCGTGTTATGTATGCGGATTGGATTATCCTGCTACACCAGTATAATCCATCCTTTCCTGGCGTATGCGTGTATGATTGTTTGTGAGAGAATCTCACGTACACGTAACATCAGAAAGGAGGGTGTCATGGGAGAGGATAAGAAGAGTGTTTCTTCAGTGAAGAACCCCAATGCGGTATTCGTCGCATTGGGCGTTGTCGCCATGGTGATCTTGGCTGCTTTGCTGGCTGCGTGGTCCCACATTGGGTACAACCGACCAGCAACACTTGCTCAATCTGACCATCAAGTTTCTTCTCAATCACCCTCGGGACGCGGTAGCGTCTCCGAGAATCAACAATCGGGTGTACCACCGGTGAAACCGGTGGACACTCAGAATCCGTCTGAAACGCCAGGGGATGAGAAAGATCCGGTTCCCCCGGCGGTTCAGCCTGTCGATGGTAGCAATGTCAACGATGGCAGGGATGCCAGCGTTTACATTGTGCAGCCGGGAGATACGTTGTCGAGCATCTCGGCGGCGACAGGCGTGAGTGTCGACAAGATTGCCCAGGCTAATAGCCTCATCGATGTCAATTGCATCTACAAGGATTCGGCCCTGGTGATCCCATCGTCTTGATGAGATTGTCACTGCCCACTTACTAACACCCAGCCATACGGCTGGGTGTTAGTTTTATGCACCCTCATGAGTATCAATCTGGGTGAGACTGTCGATTGCTTGCAGTCGACGAGCGATGACTGTTTCATGGCCGATACCATCACCGTCGAGACGAAAGACTTTTGCATCTGGTTGACCAATGAGATCATCAGGCAGATACGTCTGCGCCACGACATGATGGGGGTAATCATGGGGATACTTGTATCCCACACCGTTGCCGTATAGCTTCTTCGCGTCTTGGTAGTGAGCGTCGGCCAGATGCTTAGGCACAGGCAATGAGCCTGTGGTTCGCACCAGCTTGATTGCTCGATCGATCGCCTGGTAGGTAGCGTTCGACTTAGGTGCAGTGGCGATTGCAAGTGCTGCCTCAGCCAGCGGGATGCGAGCTTCTGGTAGTCCGATGAGTGCGACGCACTGCTGTGCAGCGACGGCCAAGGGTAGTACAGATGGGTCTGCAAGGCCCACGTCCTCGGCTGCGTGAATGACGATTCGTCTCGCGATGAATCTGGGGTCTTCGCCCCCTTCGATGAGTCTGGCCAACCAGTACAACGTTGCGTCGGGATCGGAGCCCCTCATGGACTTGATGAAAGCAGACACGATGTTGTAGTGCTGGTCCCCATCGCGGTCGTAACGTTGGATAGCGTGTGGCGCAAGAGATGTCAGCATGTCGATCGTGGCTGGTTGATCGCCACGCACGGCATCGAGAGTTTCCAAGAGCGTGAGCGCTTGCCGGGCATCGCCCGATGCATTCATCGCGATGGTGCGACAAACGTCATCGGGGATGTGTACGTCTTGTGGATCGTGGCCTAGTCCATCTGGATGATGAATGGCCCGCTGGAGGATCTTGTAGATGTCGTCATCGGTGAGCGTCGACAGGGTAACGACAACGCACCGGGACAAGAGTGCGCTGTTGACAGAGAAGCTAGGATTCTCTGTCGTCGCACCAACGAGACGGATCACGCCGTGTTCGACACCAGGGAGCAGCACATCTTGCTGCGACTTGGAGAACCGATGGATCTCGTCGATGAAGACGATCGTTGGTGTACCGTCTGCGTCCAGATGATGCTGCGCGTCGGTGAGAACCTTGCGAACATCGGACACCTTGGCTGATGTTGCTGATAATTCAACAAAGTGAATTCCGGCTGTTTCAGCCATGATGCGAGCGATCGTTGTCTTTCCACTCGCTGGAGGGGCGTACATGATGACGCTGACAGGCGGTGCGGATGCATCGAGCATGTGGCGAATGATGGATCCTTCGCCTAATGCAGCGTCCTGGCCAATAACGTCATCGATCGATGTTGGTCGAACTCTGACAGCTAGGGGCTGTCTGGTTTGAGGTTGGCTCATGGTGATCACCTCTTTTTCGTTGATATGGGGACGCAACGGCCCAGATTTGCTTGAGTGGTTATCCAGGCCGTTGCGTGAATGCGATGGGGCTATGTCATCACGTTATGATGTCTTCGACGGTCTTCTCGACAGCATCGATGAGAGATTGCTGCAAGTGCTCTTTCTTCTCTAGGGCACCTGGGAGTTTCTCATCGATCGTTCCTCGCGTGAGGATCTGATAGACGTTCACGGGGTGTTGCTGACCCACGCGGTGCAGGCGTTTGTTCGTCTGCATGTAGTGCTCCAGCGATGCCGGAAGCGTGTACCACACGAGGGTGTGTCCACCGTCTTGCAGGTTGAGCCCGTGTCCGGCTGATGCCGGGTGGATGAGCATGACCTGAATCTCGCCGCGATTCCATGCCTCATACATGTCACGGGTGCCGTCAAAGACACGCACATCATAGCCGTGGAACATGAGGTAGTTCGTGATGATGTCACGATCGCACGTGAAGTAATACGCGATGAGGACAGGACTATCTTGCTGCCGAAGAAGATGCAACAGAGCTGTCACCTTGGCGTTGTGCACGATCGCGTACTGTCTCCCGTTGGGCGCAGTCAGAGACTGCGACGCGGTAGGGAGCATCGAGACATCGATGCGTACGCCGAACTGTTGGAGCTCTTCCTCTGTCTCTACATCCTCGGTGTCATCGAGGTAGATGGTGCCCGAAGCGAGCTGCACAAGCTTGGTGCGTAGCACAGCCTTGTTGGTTGCTGAGACAGAGCTCAGTGTCTTGTCAGCCTGCGGATCGATACCTGCTGATTGGGCGATGTCGAGGACCAAGGTGTTGGCCAAGGTTCGATACGCCTGACGCGAGTTGTTGCTCATGTCGACCATGATGTTGTGGAACGTCATGGGTGGGATTGGCTTGCGAGCAACCGTTGGAGCGCTCATCACCAGATGGTCGATACGCTGGTAAATCGCCTCTTTCGCACCGGGTCGAGGTTGCCAATTGACCTGGGTACCATTGGCGAGACGGACTTTCGATTCGAAGTACGTCATACGGTACTGGGTCATGGTTGGTCCGAGAGCCTGACCCATGTCGAGTAGATAGACCTGTGACCACAGGTCTTCCAAGCTGTTGGGCGCTGGTGTACCTGACAGAAGGATCATGCGGGAGATCTGACCACGGGCAGCACGTACAGCCTTGAATCGCTGAGAGGATGCCGACTTGAAGCCCTGAGACTCGTCAATGATGACGGTCGGGAAGGGCCACCTGGGTGTCGGTATCTTCTTACGATCGCGTGGATCAAGGGGCGGTAGCCATGTGACGAGATCGTAGATAAGCTCCTGGTTGATGAACCAGAGCGTTGGCAGTGTCGACGGATCGAGAAGCTCAGCGTAACGACTAAGTCGTTGTTCGCGGGAGAGCTTGCGATCCTTTTCGTCGACGATCAACGATCGAGCACGAACGTTGACACCCCATTTCTCGATCTCAGAGATCCACGAGAGCCTGGCGATCTTGATCGGCGCAATGATCAGCACATGGCCTGCCGGTTGGATCTTGGAGAGCGCATGGAGCGTTGCCAGTGACTTGCCACCCGACATATCCAAGAAAACTCCTGCGTAGGGTCTCGTCTGGATGAACTGCGAAGCAGCGGCTTGCTGGTCCATCAGGACCGGGAATCCCATATGAGGCCCTCCTTTCATGTGCAGTTATCGATAATTTGGTGAATTTTTTGAGATGAATTTCTTGACGTCTTCACCCAGATGTTTAAAGACGGATAGTGCAGCGTATGTATCAGCGCATTCTGGGTCGATGCCGCATTGTTTGCCCTTATGATAAAGCGGTAGGTAGAGTGTGAGTTCTTCGAAACCGTCATAAGAAGCGAAAATGCTATCTCCTTTTTTGTAGATTACAGGGATTGTTGTGATAATGAAATCATTGTCGGTAAGTAGTTCACGATCTTCGCGGTTCATACGCATAGCCGCGTTGATCAATGCGATGCGTAAATAGATAAATTTTTCACCAGGACGGACTGATGCGAACCATTCACTTAGTGCAGAGTCTGGGAATAGGGTGTCATCACCAAGAATGATATGGCGTTTTGGATCACTTTTGGTGTCGGTGAGGTATGTTACATTAGGCATTGTTTCTTTTCCTCCGTAGTCAATTCTTCGTATGTACGAGAAGCCCATTGCAGAGCCATGTATGTTCTAACCCATTCGAGGGTGTAATGCTCTCCTGGGGTATTTTCAGGATCGATGATGTCACACATGTCTTCTGGGTAGCTATGAGGATCGGGATAGAAGGGGATGTCGAGCAATTGTTCAAAAGGATGGCGAGAGTCTTCAAATGAAACATCTTCACGAATGGCGTTCATCGTGAGATTGATACGCTCATCATTGTGCGGATATTCATTGTCGACGTACCATTCTTTGATGAGATTCCTAACGTCCTCGAAGAAAGCATTGGTATCGATAGCCATAATGGCTGCGTTCTTTGTGTGCTCGTTCATATCAAGCTTTTCAGCCCAATAACCGATGGCAATACCTTTATCATTGCAGAAGTCGAGCAACATATCCTGGTCGCCGTAGCGACGAAGTGTGAATGCGCTCATCCAATCACCGTAGATGGTGATGGATCCCGGCGCAGTGATGACATCGAATGAGCAGTTGTTAGGTCCGATGGGGTCATCGGGCCAATAGCAATGCAGGTGCTTGTATGCTTCTTGATCATGGCGGATGTCCATGACGTACTTGGATAGCCTGTGCGTTATATGATCTTTATCGGTTTGCGTGACGCGCGGTTCGTAGTAGACCATGGCATCCACCTTCTCTCTGTGTTCTCTCTGTTGTTTATCAGTCCTGGTTATCGGGAGTGATCGCCTTGATGAAGTCTGGTCGGAATCCTGCCCAGAATGATGCGTCCATGTAGATAGACGTGTCGATCTCGTTCATTAGTCGATGGTTCTTGACGAGGACGACCGGAGCAGCCTGCGCACCGAGCGTCTGAGTGACGAACTCATACGCGGTCTTGTAGCGTTGATCGGTCAGACGGATCTCTTCGTTCTCAAGGTTCATCTCATGGAACGCGATGCTGTTCTTACGCAGCAGTCGCTTGGTCTGATCGCACTGGACGCACCTGGACTTGGTAAACACGATGACATCGTGGTCCATCGTCGCATCAAGCAACTCTCGATCGATAGTAATGTTGTCGGTCATAGGTTGTATCTCCTTACGTTGTTTGGTCATTGAGCAGCTGTAGTTCGTGGATAATGTTGTCGACTTCTTGTCGCGTATGAGCTGTATATACACGTGCGCCACTACGGCGCATATGTGTGATGACTCGGATCTGTTGGCGTCTGAGAGAGCCGTTGTCACTCTTTGTTTCGACGAAACAGGTGGTAGCTGGAGTGACAATGATCTGGTCAGGAACGCCCCGCATACCGGGGGAGGTGAACTTCGCAGTCCACCACCCCCGGCGTCGACACTCGTCGACAAGGTAGCCTTCAACATAGTGTTCAGGGCGACCCATTAGCGATGACCTCCTGCTTATGGGCAGCGTGCCAACGGATACGGGCTCTGTCTGACGTGAGGGGGTCGGACATGATCCCGCATGAACACTTGGCACGACCCTTGACGTTGGTCTGGTCATCCGGTCCCACTTCGGGGAAGATTCGATCACCCCACTTGGTGAACGGCTTCCCCTCAGCGATGAGGGTATGGCCTCGGACACGTACCTGCTTGGGCATGTGTACTCCTTCCTGTTGTTTTATTCTTGTTCCGGCTCTTGCTCTGGGATCGTATTCATCCAGTTCGATTCGTACGAATCACAGAACATCTGGGCATAGGTATCCAGATCCAGTTGTTCGATGAGAGCGCGGCGCTGATCCTCGCTCAGACACATGAGATCCTCGTTGAGAACCATCATGTGCCAGGTAGGCTCGATACCGGTGATCTTGCGGATAGAAATATCCTGATCAACCGGAGCCTGCTGGATGCTGTACTGATGCGCAGTCATTGCATCTGGCGCATAGCCGTTAGCGATCATGATTGCATTGGCGGTTGCGTCAGTGCGCACCACGGGAGCGTCGCCGCGCTTCTTGCGCGACTGGGCCACTGTGGCGTTGACTTTCCATGCACCGGCTGCACGCAAAGAGACTGCGCCCTCGGTGCCCGGCTTGACGACGAACACCCGGTTGTAGTGCTGGAGCGCTCGCGGGTTGCGAGCTGCCAGCTCAGGAGAATCCTCCTGATCCACAGGGATGGGATCTGCCGCGTAGTGGAACGTGAGCATACCAGGAGAGGCTGCGATGACGTTCTGGAAGAGTAGCAACGCTTCCACGCTGTCTTCCTGATGCGCGATCGCCGTCATGATGTCTCGCGCAGTATCTGGGTCAACTGGCTTGTTGATGAGCTCAGGGTTCGTCACCGCGATTGCTCGTAGGTACACAGCCATTGCTCGATCGAGCGCGGCTGGGTGAGCCAACGAGTTCGTGGGCGATGGCTTGCGCCAACATGCCAGAGACGAGCCTGATGCGCTGAGAATCTTTGCATCCTGGGGCTTAGCAGTACCGTCTGCATACGCAGGTGGTACAGCCAACTCGATACGGTTGTTCGAGTCCTTGGACACAAGGAGCAGCTCTTCAGGCTCGATCAAGACATGGATACGCTCAGACTGCTCATCGAGCACCCTGTTGTTTGTCTCCAGGTCGATGTCTGCCGAGTACAGACCATCGGTGTTTGTCGAGATGATGCGAGCGCCCTCAAGAGTCTGAGCTTGCCCGATCATCCAGGAGAACAACTGGCCGATCAGTCTCATGGAGATGATCATGTTGTTCATGCGGATGGGGGAGCCTTCGAACTCAGTGTCTCCTGCGCCGGAAGCGCTGTTGAGCAGCAGCTTGACACCGCTTCGCTTGGAGATGAACATCTCTCGCTCGTCAGCGGTGATGGAGGGATCCTTCATCAGCTGACCGAACCGCTCCTTGTCCAGGTAGAGCTTGCCGTAGCGGTCCTCGCCCAACGCCTCGTTGTAGAACGCGGAGAGGTTGGTGAGCAGCAAAGGGTAGTACGACGAGAAGTCCTCGTGGACGGCCTTAGCTACTGATGTCATCGCATACTTAGGATCAAGCTTGGTTGACCCATCGCTGCGCTTGAGGAATAGCTCTTTGTTACGCACAGGCTTGAAGAATGCGCCTCGCTCTGGCTTGGGCGACGACTTACTCATCAAGACCTGCTGCCACGGGATGACCCGTTCATCGGGCAGGGTGACGCGGATGCTCTTGCGGATGGCCATGGCTTGCTCTGGTTCAGGCAGATTGCGAACATGGAGAGTCTCAATGACCGCGTCAATGAGATCTCGTAGAGCATTCGCCTCAGCGTTGTGATCCTTGAAGAGGACCATGTTTGCTTCAGCGCCGTGGATGCCACCGGTTGAGAACGTCGCGAAGCACGACGTTGGTGTCCCGTCTGTTCGGAAGTAGGGAACGTTGGTGGCCCGCTTGGGGATCTCATTGAGCCGGTAAGCGCTGATCACGCCGTCGTTATCGACGTTGTTGCAGTCTGGATCAAGACTGTGGTCCTCGGTGTATGCCTTAGACCCGTTGAAGTTCTTGCCACGAATACTTGCGTAGTACTCGTAGACCTCATCGAAAGCAGCGTGAGCGTGAGCATCTTCGATGTTCTCGTAGAAGAAGCTCTTGGCGAGTTCGAGAACGTCGAATTGCTCGATGCCCAGTTCCTGCGCACGTTGCTTGGACGGATACATGAACGACACCGTCTTGATGTCCTTCAGCCGTTCGTAGGGAGCGAGGACGCGTGCAACGAACTTCGCTGACGTTGAGTCAGGAGTTAGTCGATCACGACGAACACGATCGGGCCTGCAATCCGGCTTTGACTTGGAACCGTTCACAGCCTGGTAGACGGTCTCAGGATAGTCAACCATCAAGGCGTGCTTGAGGTCGAACCCGCCTGAGTATGTCGGGTGATCTGCTAGGTACGCCAGATTGACAACGTCGCTGACGTTGTAGGCGATCAGTTCGATGAGATCATCGATTGTTTCGATGATCGAGTCATGCTTCAACCGATCGGATTCGAGGATCTGGTAACCCAGCATGCCAAGCAGGCGCTTGAGGCCCACACGTTGCTGCTTCTCATTGAAGCGTGCGATGTCCAGGTGCCTACCGGAATGAAGCATAGATCGCCTGACCTTGTTCGCCGTCCCGTCCCAGCCCTTACCGTTAGCAACAGCAGAAGAGGTGAGGTACGACGGCATCTGACGGATGTACTCATCGGTGAAGAGAGCGTCATTATGCTTGCGGATCGTCTTTGCAGTCACAGGGGTGGTGCGCCTGAATGCAAGCTTGCATGTTTCCATCATCTCTTCATAGATACGACGCTTCTCATCGTCTGTCGTGGCGAGCATGGCACGTTCACGAGCCTGACGGACAGGCTCCTGCGTTCTTTCCATGACGCTTGCGAGGTAAATACTCATGAGGGTCGTGTCATAGTTGGCGGAGTTATAGCCGCATACGAACGGATGAACCTCAGGATCGTAGTTCGGATCCGTGTCGCATACAGGGCGGTACTCTCGCAAGTACGTACTCTGGGAATGTGGGTCGTTCACTGAGGCTGCATCGCTGAGACCAATCATGCGGGCGAGCAGATGATTAGCTTCCCACTTCGCTAGGTTGTGCAAGCGTAGGATGGGTGTTTCACTGTGTTTCCAGAGGCGCGCCCAGGCTGGATTGCGCTTCAGAATGGCCGCGAGCACTGTGTCGTGGTCCAAGTCGCGGCGACGCAGCGCATCACCGACGGGGGTGCCCACGTCGACGAGATAGAACACATTGAGAGCACGGGTTTCACGGTCGAAGAAAGCAACGGTGAACACGTTGGTGAGTGACTCGATGTCCCAGAAGACGAATCGAGCTTTCTTGTAGGTGGTTCGCTTCATATGAGCTACCCCCCCCTTCGTTGATATATCGTTCAAAAGAGCGTCTCTAGCTGAGGTAGCTCATGCGGAATGTAGTTCTCGATGTAGTGCTTGACTGCACTTTCGGGATTATCGGCGTAGATGTCGCACAGTGTGTCGTAATCGGGGTGATCGGGCGACACTGTCCACACGTCACCACGAGCCCACGCGACAAAGGTGTCAACGTTGTCACGAGCGGAACCATAACCCTCCTTGACGGCTGCAATGACAGTGAACCAGGTGGACTGGTCGTAGCCATGACAGGCGATCATGTCAACGTCGTATGGGATATTGCGCTCGACAAGACTCTTCTTCCAGTTATTCCACCACTGGGTGGTGATGTCGCTTGGATCATCGATGTCGTCTCGCTCCATGGCTTGAAGAAGATCGTCGATGGCCGGGTTGTCATCGTAGTCATCGATGTTGTCGGTTCGCGTGTTGCGATCGGCGTTGATGACAACGATAGCCGCCTCTTCGTGGGAGAGCCACGACCTGGGATCTTCGGCATCGGTATCCTGACAAACGGTGTAATTGACACCGTTTTCATCGGTGTATACGTCGTCTTGGCGGATGTAACCGGCGTGTGTCGTGTGGGTGAGATTCATGAGTAAAGCCCTTTCTGGGTGATTGAATAAATGCCACACAACCCCTGCTCAGCGATTGTGAGACAGGGGTTGTGCAGGGTTGGTTATTGGCTGTTTTAGCTGTCCTGATCGTCATCGTCTGATGCAGATCCAGGTGAAGCCGTAGCGGTGGCTCGTAGGAGCCCTCGCGTAGAGATTGGTATGTTGTGAGGAATACCAATCTTGCACATAGAGCCTCCCGCTGGCTGAATATCCATCCACTCGTGGAGGTCATATTCAATAATCAGTGGCTCATTACCAACAATACGGTTTTGGGTACGCACAGCTGTCGACGTGACGATCCAATTGCTGCCGCCATCTGGGGTATCTTGAAGCACAAGCGTCAAATGCTTGACGAACTTGTTGTACCCCAGAGGTGGATTCGATGGCTGGTCTTTGACCAACCACGCGCGATAGAGCGCGTAGAGGAATCGCCACGGAAGTAGATCCCAGACCATGCGATCAAGGAACTCTTCGACGAACGCACGGACGGGATCGTTCTCGATCTTGTACTGATGGAGTGCGTTTTTGACTGCGGCTGGCTCAGACAGCTCGTAGAAGTTACTGCTGAGTACACGGTGAAGGACATATTCGAGCACCTCAGTGCGATGCATGTAGTCCTGCTTAATGTACTTGCGCTCAGCACCCGTGAAACTCTTGTTGAACGGGATGATGAGTTGCCTACGGTAAAGCGAGCCCGACTTGTCTCGAAACCTGGGTGTGTCGTTCACACATTGGACCATGAAACCCCTGAATTGGTATGCGATAGGGGTCTTGTTCTTGCGGTTGATCAAGATGACATCATTGGTGATGACAGCCTTGAGATTTGCCGCCTTATCGACGTATTCACCGACATCGTTCTCATCGACAAGGACCGCGTTGGTCCTGATGAGAGGTTCCAGATGGAAGTCTTTACCGAAATCGGCAACGGAAATAGAAGTCCACGCACGCTCACCGCATAGGTTACGCATGAGTGTGAGAAGCGTTCCCTTACCGTTGTTACCGACTTCGGAGAGAAGCCATGCAGTCTTGTCCCATGCAACGTTGGGTCGAATGATGGCTGACATGATTTCCCATAGGAGGTTGACGATCTCGGGATCGTCGTTGAGATCATCCATCCACGATTCGATGTCCCAGTCAGTACCGTCCGCATCGTTATGGATGACCGGGTTGACTGGGTTGTCCTTGTAGTCGATCGCAGATTTCGCGGTAAAGACGATCTCAGGGGTGAATGGCAACAGTTTCTTCGACTTGTAATCGAAAATGCCGTTGTTGACGGCCACGAGATCGCGGTTGGTGTTGACCATGACGCGAGGGGCGTTATCTTTCAGCATATCGATAACATGGTCAAGCTCTGTAGGCGAAATTGAGTAGTTGTACGCACGGGCGAGCACTCGGATCGAGACCTCATCGGTGACGTAGATGCCTGTATCTGGACCGTGGTCCATGTACACGGCTAGTACATCATAATTGGGATCTGTGTTCTTATCTGACAGCATGATACTGACGACCCGGTTGCGATGGAGCATGCAATCGGCGATCACTGCCGGTGAGAGTGTGCTCAGTGTCTGAAAGGCTCGTTTGCCCTTGAGTTCATAGTTCGCGTTTTCTGCGATCAACCGGTTGTTGATGCGGTTGAGTAGCTGGAACTCAACGCCTTTCGCATCAAGGACTTCTTGGTTCTGTGTAGCAAAAAACAGCTCGACCTCATCGGAGATCAGCTGGTTACGCGGTGGCAGCATAGCCTGGCGAGGCTTCGCCTGCTTCTGAGCAGGTGCGGTAGAGGTGGCGTTTGTTGTCATTGAAGCCACATCCTCGTCATGTTGGATGCGGCGTCAGTGGGGTGCAGCATGTGGGACCTTCTTTCAATTCTAAGGTGCACGAGCGGTAGGGTTCCGCGCATGTGGGATACAGGGAAGTACTCGTACGCCAGAGGAATCGTACATTACATTGGGTTACCGCGCAAGCTGCGCATGGCGGTCAACGACCATGTTACCGGTCGTCATCTTCTGTTGTCTCTCGACGCGCGACAGCGCGTTACCCAGAGAGACGACAAGGGTACGGGGGTCTCTCGTGCTCCAAACGCGTCTGTGAGGCTCTGAAATGACCTCAATGCATCTGAGTGCCGGTTTTTGTCTCCCAGGGCCGTAGAGACGCGCCTGGGGGCCTTCTCGGGGATGTGGAGCCTCTTCAGCGGAGCGCATTGCTCATGAAGGGGAGTCGATGGGTGCTGTGAGAGGGGCCTGTAGCAGTTTTTCTTCTCGATGTAGCAGATTTCGAAAAATATCTGCTACAGGGTTTTTTGGCGGGATTTCAAGGAAAAGCTCTTATTGATAATTATTTCTAATAAATATCTGCTACATATATAATCGTTGGTATTTCAACGTAAAACCTAGTTTGTAGCAGATGTAGCAGATATTTTCCTCGCTATGCACGCATGCGCGCACACGCACGTGTGATACTCGAAGAAGTTGTTTCTGTCAATCCTGAGAATGTATGCATTTCATATGCCGAGATGATCGCTTGACTGTGTGTTTGGATGCGTGTATCACGCGCACATACGCGCATGCGCACCTGAAGACTTGGTGCCAAAAAGCTGCTACATCTGCTACAAGTGGCACTTTTCGTTGCAATGATGCGCGAAAGTGCCGTAGCAGCGATTTTTGGCCCTGTAGCAGTTTTTGCTACACGTGTTGTTTGCCTTGGTATTTCAAGGGAAACAGGGTCGTAGCGTGTAGCAGTTTTTGGTCCAACATCTGCTACAAGCCTTGTTTTGTCGTGCTTGTAGTGATCGCGGCCACAGTGCTGTTTCGGTGTTGCGCGCGATGATTTACCAATATATGTTGGAGATCACAATCGGCCTAGTTGTCTGTATACGCATTGGTGTTGCATGTGTGTTCTTGTTCGTGTATCCTGTCGTTGACAGGTTGATTCGGGTTCGTGGAAGTGAACCGAGATCTGGGACGATGTGGGACCGCACAACGTAAAACGGACGGGAGCTGGTGGGACGGCTCCCGTTCGTGTTTCTGGGGAGAGAAGTCGCATCACAATAAAACAGGGGCCATCCGGTGAGGATGGCCCCTGTTGCTTTCATGAAAAGATCCGCTGGTAGCCGTTGCTGTCGGCTTGGGATCCGGGTCTGTGTTTACGGTGTGACGCGATCACGCTGCTGCGTGTGCGCGTGCCCACTTCGCCTGCTTCTTGGCGCGGTGCTTCGCAGGATTCCACCGTAGGGAGTGCCTGTCAGCGAGCTGCTCACGTTGAGCCTTCTGCTCCGCGAGGAACTCAGTTCGGGTGAGGCCATCGTGGTTCTGACGCTCTACCCAGAGCTTGAACTCCATAGAGTTCGTGTCCGGTAGCGCATAAACGAACTCGGCAGCGTACACGCGAGCCCTCTTCAGGAAGACGATGCGCTCGCGGATGAGCACACCGCGTCGATCGCGGATGCGGCGCTTTGTTTCGCGGTACTGCCAGTTGTCCAGCAGATCCTGCTTCGTCTCGCTGGGGAGACGGTTGTACACTACGTGACGCAGGATTGCACCAGGCGTGCCGTCGAAACCCTCGATACCTTCTCCAGGCTTCGGAGGATTCCATGACATACCAAGATCCTTGGGCAGATTCGGGATGACGATGTTCTGCTTGTTGTCGTAGATGAGTCCACGCTGAATGATCATGACAATCCTCCTTTCTGTTTGAAGATATATTAAAAGATTGAAATGAATGATGAAACTTGTTTCTTCATTCCAATCCCCGGTTCGTACCGTGTACGAACCGGGAGGGGGGGGGGGGGGGGGGCCCCCCCCCCCCCCCCCCCCC